TGTCGCCACGGTGCCCTGGTAGCTGAAACCGGGGCCGGGGTTGCCCTGGATGCCCTGGTCGCCCTGATCACCTTTGGGGCCCTGCAGCGGGCCTGCATTCACCCAGGCGGTGCCGTTGTAAATGTGCAGATCGCCAGTGGCGACCACCAGAAACGCAAAGCCCTGCGTGCTGGGAATCGGCAGGTCGGCCACTGTCGCCACGGTGCCCTGGTAGCTGAAACCGGGGCCGGGGTTGCCCTGGATGCCCTGGTCGCCCTGATCACCTTTGGGGCCCTGCAGCGGGCCTGCATTCACCCATGCCGTGCCGTTGTAGATGTGCAGATCTCCGGTGGCGACCACCAGGAAGCCAAACCCCTGCGTGCTGGGAATCGGCAGGTCGGCCACTGTCGCCACGGTGCCCTGGTAGCTGAAACCGGGGCCAGGGTTGCCCTGGATGCCCTGATCGCCCTGATCACCAACAGGTCCCTTGATGTCGTCCAGCGGAACCAGTGTGATCCAGGTGGGCGCACCCACCTGACGCCACTGAATCTCGGTGCTCGTCTTGCGCAGCTCCACCGATGCGCCGGCATCGCCTTTGAGATCGGCGAGCAGCACCAGCGTGGTCCAGGTGGGCGCCCCTACCCGGCGCCACTGAATCTCCGTGCTGGTTTTCTGCAGCTCCACCTCGGAGCCGGGGTCGCCCTGGTCGCCCTTCGGGCCCTGGATCGGCCCAGCATCAACCCATGTGGTGCCGTTGTAGACATAGAGGCGCGGCGGGGTGGTGGCAGTCACCAGATAGCCGTAGCCAAGGGTCGATGGGCTCGGCAGGTCGGCCACCGTGGCCACCGTGCCCTGGAAACTCAGGCCAGCGCCCTGAGGCCCTTGATCGCCCTGGTCGCCCTTTGGGCCCAGCAGATCCACCAGCGGCACCAGATCAATCCATGCCCCTGCGCTGCCCTCCACCCGCCACTGGAGGTGGGTGGCGCTCTTCTGCAGCTCCACGGCCGGCCCGCGCTCCCCTTGGGCCCGCACCTTCCACTCGTAGAGGCCGGAAACCGGATCCCGCATCGACTCGTAGATCTGCCCGTCCTCTCCGAGAATCCGCGCGCCGGGCAGCAGCGCTGCGTCGTAGGCAAGGGGCAGCGGCATCTCCACCAATGGAGCGCTGCGGTATTGACGGCCTGAACCCAGGCGCAGGGTGTTCATGGATCAGGCCTCCGAATCCGGCGCATGGGTCAGCGCCTCCAGTTCGACCGCCGAACCGATGACCTTGATCGAGCTGCCATTGCTGGCCCTGATCTGCAGGCGGTCGCCATTGATGGCGGAGAAGCTGGTTTTCAGCAGCCGCAGGCCCTGGATGGGCAGGTAGACCGATTCCTTCGGGGGGATGCTGATCTGTGGTGTCACCGGCACTGCATGGTTGGACTGGGTGAGGATCTGCAGTTCCACCCACCGGGTCGTGGTGTCGGTGTTGATGCAGGTGAGCGGCGCCTCGAGGAACACCTCGCCAGGCCGCAGTTCGCGGCCGGAGTCGGCGGGATCCAACGTCACCCCGGTGTCACCGGTGCCTGGGATGGAAAAGTCCGGCGCTTCCGCCAGCGTGGTGAAGCTGTTGGGAACGAATCCGGCTGAGGGAATCAGCAGCTGCAGCGGTTTGCCGCTGGAGGGTTGGTCGGTGCGTATGCGTGCCAAGGTCAGTAGCTCCTAGAGATGACACCGCGCGTCAAACGGCCGCGCAGGGCTGAGTCGAACGGCGGCCCGCCCAGCTGGCCGCTGCGGGCATCGATGGTGAGGCCACCAACGAACACCGCATTGCCGGCGTCGTCTTGGCCGCTGAACCGCACCCGGCCACCGTTTATCTGCCTGATTGATCGCTGGATCCGCCGGGCGGCACGCGCCGGCGGCACACGGTAGAACTCAACGCCGCTCATCGGCGCCGTCCACTGATGGTTAATCGCTGTGATCAGGGAGCGCAGCTTGCGCCGCACCGGCTCCACTGGGGTTGGCGCGGGGCCCTGCCCCACCTCATACCAGTAGTTGTCCATGGTGGCCTTAAGCCGGGCCACCAGGGCCAGCACCATCGCGCCCGCGGCGGTGGTGAGCTGCCCGCCGGCGATCAGCTGGGCGGCCAGCCGATCCCAGCTCGCCTTGAAGGCGGCATGGAACGGGTAGGGGTAAACGCAGGTGCCATCGAAGCGGAACATGCCCTCGGCGAAGTTCTGCATCGGCCGCTGAAACCCATGCACCAGCGAGGCGCTGATGGCATCAAGGAACAGGCCCGCATCCTTGCGGGTGAGCTCTTCGTAATTGTCGGGCCAGTCGCAGGCGCACTCGATCGTGCCCAGGTAGGCCCATAGGTCGTTGATCAGGGCCGTGCGCGCCGCATTGATCACGGCGGCGGCATTCGCCTGGGTGGTGAGCGCCGATGCCGGCACCGTGAGCGGCTGGATCTGCTGGGTGCTGCCCTCGCTCCAGAAGCTGTAGTCGCCGAATTGGCTGCTGCTGCCGCTCACCACCATCTGCCCCCCTGAGAGGCAGACGAAGTGCTTGTGGGCGCCCACGCCGATGGCGTTGACGGGGTTGATGAAGCCCCGGTTCTTGGCCACGTAGCCCATGCCGTTGTGGCTGGAGGGCGTGAAGCCCCAGGTCATCAGGTTCGGAAACACTGAATAGGCGGAGAGCACCGCACCATCGGCCAACACGCAGCCGCCGCCCTTGGGCTGGGCAGGATTGCCGGCGGCAGCGTTCATCGGCAGCGGGGTGGGCACCTCCGTGAGGGCGGAAGTGACGACGCAGTTCTGCCCATATGGAACGCCACCCGGCAAGATCACGGCACCGGGGCGGAACACCATTGCAAACCCCTTGGTGGGGTTGCTGAAGCTGTCAATGCGCCAGCCGCTGAACTTCAGATTGACCAGGTGGCAGCCATTGCCGACCCTGAACACGTTGCGCACCTCATTGCCGGCCGAGGGGCTGACGATGGTGCGGCGCTGGAAATTGGCACCGATGATCGTCGTGCGATCCGGCACGTCCAGCTCACCAGCTGTCGGCAGCAGGTCATCGAGGATCTTGATTGTCCAGGGCACGGGCTCGGCAAAGTCCGCCACCCGATCCAGCGCCTCCTCCACATGGCGCAGCCCCGTGCGGGCGGTGCGGCCATCGCTCTGGTTGGAGCCATCACTGCGGACGTAGAAGATCCTGGGCTCCTGGCTGTCGCCGGATTCAGGCGGTGGGGTGACACCCGCCTGGATCAGGGTCTGAGTGATCTCCACCTGGGCAAGCACAGAGGAAAGGGTCACGACGGCACCCCCAGGCGCGTGATCGTTTGCGTGCCGGCGAGAATCGGCAGCTTGCTGCCGGCCGCCAGCTGGGCCATCAGCTCGAAGTAGTAGGGCCCTGCGGGTAGCGGCAGGATCTGCGGCTCCACCCGCAGCTTGCCCTCCACCGCCGAAACGATGGTGATGCCACCGCCAACGCCGAGGGCCAGGCGTGCGGCCTTCTCCCCGACCCTTCGGTAGATCATTTCAACGTCGGCGGCCTTGAGGTTGATCGGCCGGCCCGATTGCCGGTTGGTGAGGGTGATCAGGTTGATGCCCTCCCACGTTGCCCCCTCGTAGACCGCGGGCAGCGCAAATCCCGCTGGCGTCACGGCTGCTCTCCGTTGGTTGCCGGTGCAGCAGCAGCAGCAGGCGATTTCTTGCCGCGCGGCGCCGGCGCCTTGGCCAGCTCTTCGGTTTTGGCGGGGGCAGCAGCTTCAAAGGCTTGGGCAGCCGCCTTCAGGTGATCCACGGTTCCCGAGCGCAGCTGCTCTTGCAGCACCTCAAGCGCTAGGCTCATCGCCCAGACTGCTTCCCGCGGGCCCACACGCTCCAGGAAGGCCAGCAGCTGCTCGGCGGCATACAAACGGTCTGCAGTGGTCATTCCGTCGCTACGGATCGGCACCCACACCGTAGGAGCGTTGTCACTCCGATCTGACGCCAGAGCAGAACAGCTCCAGATCGCTTTCAGATCGCTCAGGGATACTGCGGGGCGACCAGGTGGACCGATCGATCCCGGTAGATCGTGTCGCGCACGATGGTAAACACCACCAGCCCCGTCACCAGGGCGACAGCGACGGCACACAATGCGAGCACAGCCCGCTCATCGGAGCTGTTCTGGCGCCTGGTGGCTGCCCGGTCCTTCCGCTGGTGCTGATCTGGCTGGAGGTGGGTTGTCATCCGTTGCCCGCCGCTCAGGGGCTGCAGCAAGGGGGCGGGGCGGGTCTGGGGTAGCACGGGAGCGCGGCGCCGGGGAAACGATTCGGCCATTGCTGATTGGTGTTGTTGCTGGCTGGGTGCAATAGTACACAGATCCGAGAGATCCGCTACGATCTCGGACATTCCCAGTCTGATCCGTACCTACCAAGCAATGAGATTTCTTCACGTTCTGGCCGCCGCAGCCGTTGGCGCCAGCGCTTGCCAGCCGCGGCCAGCCCAGGCCTACAGCCTGACCACGGCGGCTTGGGCTTCGGCAGCTTCGATCTGCCAGGTCATGGCCGCTGGCTTTTCGATGCCTGAGGCCGTTCGCATCGGCATCACCGACAACCTGATGCTGTGGTCAGCTGAAATGCAGCATCCGGCCTTTTCCCGGCTGATGGCCGCGGAGGTGGTGCGGCGATGCCCGGATCTGCTGCGCTCTGCTCCAGGCGGAGGGACGCAGCTGTGATCCAGGGGAGGGCCTCAACCGCAGCACGGCATCAGCCGCTGCTGCTGACGATCCCCCAGGCCGCTGCCGCCATGGGCTGCAGCGAGCGGCACATCAAGCGGCTGGTGGCCGAGGCCGATGCCAACCGCCGTAGCCGCTGGCGGTGGGGCCGTGAGCTGCTCGACCTGGCGCCGGTGGGCTCAGCACGGCGAATGATTCGGATCAACGCCCAGGCGGTGGTGCCGGAGTTGAAGGCGTGACTGAACGACTTCAGCCTGGCGACATCTGGCAGCACACCAGCATGGGGATGCTGTACGTGACCAGCGAAGACATAGACCTGCACCCTGGCTACTTGAAGTGCTACTGGCGGATGAGCGGCCAGAGTGGCCTGGCCACATTCATGGATCCTGCAAAGACCGAGCACCTCACCCTGATGCAGCGGCTGGGTGAACAAGGCCCGGATGGTGAGTGGCGGTTAAAGCCCACCTAACGCCCGCTCTGCCGCCTCGGCCACGTGGTGGGGCTGGATGTGAGCCCGGTAGGTCTTCGAGTGCTGCTGCGGGGTGTGGCCCATCAGCCGGGCGGCGGTGTAAAGATCCAACCGACTGCCCCCCTCCCGCCACAGTCGGGCCGCGTAGGCATGCCGCAGTGCATAGGGCCGCCAGGGCAGACGTTGCCGCCGCAGTTCCTTGTGCAGCCACTTGCTCACCGCATCCGTCCGCTCGCTCTCGCGCAGCTGCGGCCGTAGCCGCTGTTCCCGCAAGCGGAAGCGCTCGACCCAGGCGCGGGGCAGGGGAACCACCGTGCGGAAGCCCGTTTTGGTGGCCTCTTGCACCTGGCAGTAATCGCGCTCGATCAACGCCGCCCCCTCGATCTCATGGGGCCGCAGACCATAGGTGGCCATCATTCCCCAGTACCACTGGACAGGTTCCGAGGCCCCCTCCACCCAGACAATGATCTCCTCATCGCTCGGCACCTCCACCAGGGCGGCCTGGCTGTAGGTGGGCACTGGCACCTCTGGGAACGGCACCGCCACCAGCCGCGCCAGGTGGCGCAGCAGATAGAAGAGCTCCTTGTAGGAGCAGCTGGCCCGGTCGTAGCGCGCGAGCGCCCGAGCCATGCTTTCTGTGGTGCAGGCCGACCCCGGCTCAATCTGCCGCAGCCGGCCCAGGTAGTTCACCTCCCAGGTGCTTTGCCCCGTGCGGCCGAGAATCACCCGGGCCCGATGCAGGCGGCTGATCGCCTCGCGCCAGGAGATCGCCCCTGGCTCCTGATCCAGCCAGTAGTCCCAGGAGAAGGTGCCGCCCTCGAGCTGCCGCTCCAGGGTCTGCAGCTGCTTTGCTGCCATCCGGCGGTTGACCGGGGTGTCATCCAGCCTGAGGGCAATGCGGCTCTGGGCCAGGCCAGGCCGGCCGTCGCGGCGGGGCACCCGTGCGAGCAGGTAGAGCCGACCCCTTAGGGCATTGATCGAGGCCACGGCGAATACGACGTTGACGGGACGGGCGGTTGTGGCCGATGAACGGCCCGTCCATTCCTACTGCATTTCCAGTCCCTTGCTGTCCCTTGCTGTCACCTCCGGCGTTTCGGCCCCATTGCTGAGATCCGTTGCAGCGCAAGCATCTTGCGCTCTGCGACAGGCCAGCACAGCCAGGTAGAGATCCTCATCAATGCTGCGGATGTCGTATCGCCAGCCCAGACACCGCAAGGAGTTTCAGCGGTGGTTCATCACCGGTCCATCGGTTTGTGGTAGGGTCTGCTCATCGGAAGCGCCGGGCAAGGCCCGCCACCGATCACCCCATCGCCCGGCACTGGCCGGAGAAACCATGGAAACCACTCGCACCACTATCGCTGGCACCGCAGGCCGCATTGCCGGCACCACCGCCCGGGGCCTGCTCTGGCTGAACGAGCAGATCGATTGGCCTGAGGTCGGCCAGATCGTGCTCCAAGGCCTGCAGATCCTGATCGTGCTCACCCTGCTGGCCGGGCGTTACAGCCGCCGCGCCTGGGATCACCTGCCGGTGCTCAGCGCGCAGCTGGGCAGCTGGTATGCCGGCCTGCTGGTGCCGGAGCAGCACCTGCTGGCACCGATCACGGCCATAATGGCCGCGGCCCGGGAAGCGCTGGAGCGGCTTGTGCGGCGCCTCTACCCCGTGCTGGCCTTTCACACCTCCAGCCCCGCCACCTCGGCGACCATGGCGTCGTAGGCGTCGCGGGCGGCGGCATTGATCCAGCCCCTGGAGGGGGTCCACACCGGATCCCCCGATGGCCAGGGCCTGGCGCCACCGTTTGCCGGGTTGTTGGCCTGGTTCGGCCGGGGGGTGGTGGCCGGCAGGGCCGTGCGCTCCATCAGCGGGAAGTCGCTGGGCCCGCGGGGCTCACCGGTGCCACCGATCGGCCGCCAGGGCCTGCTGCTGGCCTCGTCGTACTTCTGCCGTGTCGCCGCGGCCAGGGCCTGCTGCTGCTCCTCCCAGCGCTCGCCGCGGCCGCTGGCCAGCTCGTTCTGAATGACCAGGGCCTCCAGGGTGATGGGAGACAGGGCACAGCGGCAGTTGTGGGTCAGAATCCCATTGGCGACATACATGCCTGAGAACGTCGTCAGGTCGTACACAAAACCGTCGTGCCACGCAGGATCAACCTTGATGTCCAGGATCTCGTCAGCCGCTACGAGGCCGGGGCAAGCCCCAACCAGCTGGCCAAGCATTTCCACATCACCCGCCGAACCGTTCATCGCCGGTTGCTCAAAGCGGGGGTCCCGCCACGCAATGCCAGCAAGGCGAACCAGCTCCGATGGGTTCAGATGACCCCCGAGCAGCGCGCTGCGCAGGTCGCCGCGGCCCATGAGGCCTCCAAGGGCCGCGTGGAACGTGAGGAGAGCAAGGTCCAGCGCGCTCAGACCCGCTTTCAGCGGTCGCTGGGCATCAGCGGGTACGAGAGGCAGATTGCCGAGCTGCTGCAGGCCGCCGGCCACGAGGTGGTTCATCAGCTCCCGGTCGGCCCATACAACATCGATCTGGCCCTGCCCGGCTGCTCCATCGCCGTGGAAGTGAACGGGGGCCACTGGCACGCCTACGGCCGGCATCTTGCTCGCCGCAACCGTCGCCTGAAACAGATCCTCGATGAGGGCTGGAGCTGTTGCGAGGTCTGGGTTGGCCATGACGGACTGGACCCCGGGGGCCTGGGCGAGCACCTGGTCGCCACGATTGAGCGCATGCGCAGCAACCCAGCCTCGGGTTGTCGCCACGAGATGATGACGGGTACAGGCGAGGCGACGGCCCGCCTTCGTTCGTATGGTCACGACGTCGCCCCGATAGATCATGCGAGTCGCCGCGATCAGGTGACCGGGCAGTACCTCCGTGCCGGGTAGCACGCAGTTCGGGTGGATCGGGGTCTTCACGCTGCCGGCGTAGTAGAGGGCCCCCATCCGGGGCGCGCAGAACTCGCAGACCCGATCGTCGGCTGTGGCCACGTATCGCACGAAGCCGGCCCCCACCCGGCGGAAGGTGCGCTCGCGGGCCTCGCCGGCGGCGATGTGGGTTTCGGTGCGGGCGACGGTCTCGGCGCGGCCGCGAAAGGCGTCGTTGATGTGGGGTAGGCGCTGCTTGAGGGTGCGGGCCAGCTGGCGGCTGTCCACGCCGGTAGCCAGCTGGGTGGCGGTCTCAAACTGCACCGTGTCGCCCCAGTCGCGCCACCAGCGAAAGAAGTAGTCCTTCGAAGCGCGCACCCGCTCATCGGTTGCGGCGTTGCGCTGGCGGCGGTAGTTGGCGCTGAGGCTCTTGAAGTCGCGCTCGGCTGCGGCGATGGTGGCGCCCATGTTCAGGAGCCTGGTGAAGCTCTGGCCCTCCTGGTAGGGGCTCCCGGGGGCCGGCGCATCGGTGGGGCCTGGAGGCCCGGCAGGCGGCAGCTGGGGGTCCTGCAGGGCTGGGTGGCGGCCGGAGAGCACGGCGGCCGGGGGGAGCATGTTGCGCGAGAGCTCGATGGCGTACTCGGTGCCGAGGTCCTGGGCGCGGTTGTAGAGCTCCGTGAGCTCACGGTTCAGGGCTGCGTTGGCGGCCCGGTCGGCCGGGAAGCGGTTGATGATCGCCTGCAGGTCCTGAACCAGCTGGCCCTGCAGGTAGAGGCTGGCCTGGTTCTTCTGCAGGGGGGTGATGGGCACGGGGCCATCGGGGGTGGATCCCAGGAAGGCGCCGGGGGTGGTGGCCGGGTCGTACTGGGGCTGGGCCTCGATCCGCTCCAGCCGATCGGTGAGGCTGCGGATGGTGCGGCGCAGCGCCTCATCGAAGATCCCGCGCAGCTTGCGCAGCTGCCGATCCTCCAGGCCCCGCAGCTGCTGATCCAGCTCCTCGAGCAGCTCCAGGGACCGGTCAGCCATTCAGGGGGGTGCAGCGCGCCCGCAGAGCATCGACCCGGGCCTGCAGTCTGTCGGTGCTTGTCTGCAGAGGTTTGCCAGTGAGCTCGCGCAGGTGTTCGTCCTGCAGCCGGTAGAAGGCTTCCAGGTCGCCACGGCCTCGGGCCTCATTCATGGCCACAAGCAGCTGGAAACGGCGAGGGAATGGTTGCTTCATGGCCGGCCCCCAAAACGACGATCGAGCTCGCGCCGCATCCGATCAAGATCACTCTGGCCGAAGATGGCATCGCGCGCTGCCGCGGCCCGGGCCAGCACTTCCGGCGTGAGCGGCGGCTCCAGGCCCACCCGGGGATCCCGCAGGGCCATGTCGTAGGGCATGCCCTCCTCTCTCTTAATCCTGTTGGCTTCCACAATCCGGCGGCGGAACTCACCCGGCTCAAACTTCACGCCCACCTGGTCTTCGTTGGTCTCCTCCCACGCGAGGTCGTGGGCTGAGATCACGCGCTTGAAGGCCAGCTCTGCATCCCTTGCCCTCTCGCGTGCAGTGGCGACGATTTCAGAGAGGCCCTTCGCCGCTGCTGGCAGCCGCTGCGCCTGGCCAGCAAGGCTGAGCAGGGGGATGAGGGCATAGCCCTCGTCGCTGGCCTTCATTGCTGCACTGCGGGTGCCCTCATTCCATGGGTTGGGGGATTCTCGAACCTGCCCCCAGTCGATCAAGGCCGGTGTGCCATCCGGGCCCACCAGGATGTTGCCGCCGTGCAGGTCCCCGTGGATCAGGCCGGAGTCGGCCTGCCGGCGGGCCAGCTGCAGCGCACCCGCCACGTACCTGGCCGCGGCCTTCGGGTCCGAGAGGGTTGCCGCCGCTTCTGGGGTCAGGTCCACCGTCTGGTGGGACGGGGTGAGCTTCGAGCCGCGCAGCATGCGGTATGCGAGGCTCCAACGGCCATCGGGCAGGTGGACAACATCTCCGATCGGCTTGGGGCCCAGGCCGACCGCATGGGCCCGCTGCAGGTTGCGCAGCTCACGTCGGGCCACGTTCTCTCGCTGCTCGGCCAGGCCCACCCGCGGATCATCCTCTGCGGGGTCACCCATGGTGAGGCTGTTGACCTTCACCACCACAGGGCCATCGGCGGTGTCGAACTGGTAGGTCTTGCCAAACGCCCCACTGCCCAGGCTGCGCACCGGCGGCTGCCCGCGGAATCGGGGCTCTCCGCCGTCAGCCTCGAGCGTGATCTCGCCCTTGCCGGCGGCAGCGGTGGCTGCATTTCGGGCCTTCCGCTCTGCTGCCTCCCGAACCTTGCGGGCCTGGGTTTCCTGATGCAGCTGCATCAAGCGGTTCGGCGTGGCCGCGGGTTGCACCGCAGCAGCCCCTTTGCGGCAGGTGTCGCGGGGATCGATCCAGCCCGCACCGCAGGGTTCGCCACCTCCCGGGCCGCGGCCGCCGCTTGCACCGCCCCCGGTCAAGTCCAGCGCCATCTGGCCGGGAGCCTCTTGTCGGCGACGGGCATCAAAGCGCTGTTTCAGGGCGTCGATGCGGACCTGGAGGCTGTCCAGAGTGGTGCGATCTCCGCCGCCAAACTCAGGCAGCTGCATTGCTGCTTCGATGAACAGGCGCTCGTCGTCATCTAATTCGCTATCCATACGCCGGCGTTTTGCGATCTTGCCTCCCTTCACAAGGGCAATCCCGTCATGCCTCTGGCCAACCGGGAATTGAAAACCTAGTGCCTCGTACATTTTCTTCCGCTCTTCACCATATCCATCACCTCCATAGGCGCTGCAGGTGAGCAGTGAACCATCAGGCATCCCCTTCAACATCTCGGCCATCTGTCGAAACACTGCGCGAGCCACCAGGGCCCCATCAGCGGGGGAGATGTCAATTCTTTTCAGGCCAGTCATAACTTCACTGGTGCCAGTGAAGAAATTCAGATCGGTGGCCACGATTTTTGGCACACCGGGGGCGTCTTCGTCGCCTGGGACCACCAGCGGATTTACCCCTACTTCCTTGCCCAGCTCAGCAGCTCGACGGTGGATGCTGGTTGACCAGACATAACTGGCATCAGGATCTCGGAGTCTGACGTTGGTGATTTGCCCGAACACCCCGGCGTGAATCGTTCTGGTCTCAGTGTTGCCGCCGCTGATCTCAACGGTGAATTCGCGCTGAAGCTGGTCTTTTCGCGGGCGACCGCTCCCACTACGCGGTGGGTCCGTTGACTTGATGCTGATTTTTGCCTTTCTGCGGTCAGCTGCCTCAGCGGCAGTGGCGGCGATAGTTTGCCGGGCGGTCTTGCGCCGGTTCAGAAGCTCTTGAGCCTTGCTGCCGCGGGCGCTGCGCAACTCCTGGGCCATCTCGCCGGCCTCGCCGGCCTTGACCGTGCCGATGCCCCGCTGGTTGGAGGGACCTCCGGCCGCCAGGGCCATGAGCCGCTTCAGGCGCTCCTTGCCGATTGCCGATCCCGGCCTGGTGCGGCATTCCTTCCGCAGGCTGATGCACGTGGATCCGCAGCCGTAGCCGGTGCTGCACTTGCGCTTCAGGGCATCGATCCGTTCCTGCAGGCTCTCAGCCCGGTTCATGCCTCTGCCCCATCTGCAGGAAGGTAGGCATCGCACAGGGCGCCCATCGCCACCAGGTCGACGGCGTCGATCCGGCGGATGGTGGGGGTGGGGCCAACGGCATCGCGCACGCCCCGCAGGTGCTGGTGGCCCAGGGCCAGCAGGTAGGCGCCGCTGGATGCCTCGAACACCTCCCAGGCGCCGCTCAGATCCGGTCCCACCGCCACGGGATAGGGGAGGGTCTGTCCGTAGGGGCCCTGCAGGCGGCCGATGCCCGGGCCATCCATCCGCACGCTCACCCCGAGGATCTGATGGATCTGGCCGGCGGCATCGTTGCGGGGCTGCTCATCCCGGCGGCGGCGGCGGCGCGCGCGGTGCTCGGTGATCTGCTCGGCCAGGGCCTGGGCCCGCTCCTCGCAGGCGTCACAGCAGGGCTCGTCGTCGGCATCGGTGCGGGGCGGGGTCTCAGGCGGTGCGGTGCCCTCCAGGCCCTCCAGCCCGGCATCACCGCCGGCGGCCGGAGCCTCCCCGGTGGCCTGGGCCTCCCCGGGGGCCGCGGCCGGATCGCCCCCGAGGGTGCCGCCGAACTCCACCGGGGCAGGCTGCTCCGGCTGCGGGATCGAACCATCGGCCTCGCGGTTCAGCAGGGTGGTGTCGAGGGAGAACCGAGGCTTCCCGAACCGCGCCAGCGCCACCTCGTTGGGCTGCAGCACACCGCCGGTGATGTACTGGCTGTCGGCCGCGGCCACCTTCTGCCGCAGCTCCGCCTGTTCATCATCCGTTGGGGTGTAGGTGGGCCGGAAGGTGATCTCCCAGTCTTGCGGCGGGGCCTTGCCCTTCCAGGGGCCATCGGAGCAGGCCATCACCAGCTCGTAGATGCGCCGGAGGGGTTCCTTCAGGTGCTGGGCCTGCCAGTCAGCCACCTCGTTGCCGAAGGCCGCCTGCTCGCTGCGGCCATCGGCGCCCAGGCCCGAGGGGCTCTCACCCCACAGCAGGGTGTGAGGGAGGCCAGAGGCGCCGGTGATCTCCGATTTCAGGCTGGCGAGGATGTCGGCGATGCCGGCGGCGGAGCGGGTGAAGTGGGTCAGCTCCTCGTTGTCGTTCAGCAGGTAGGCGCCGATGGTGGAGCGGGCCAGGGCGTTGGCCTGCAGGCGCTGGCGCAGCTTGTCCTCTCCGCCGGCGGCGAGCATGTTGGAGAGGCCTGGGAGCTTGTGCACCACCAGGTCGAAGTCGTGGAGAATGTCGGCGGCGCTCTGCTGGCCGGTTTCGTAGCGCTTGAACACGTCCCAGACCAGATCCACCACCGACACGCCCCACCACTGCCGCTCCTGCTGGGAACGCCAGCTGCAGGGCAGACCCTCGATGCGGATCACCCGGCTGCTGTGGATCTCGATCTGGGTGGCATCGGTGAGGCCCAGGCCGGCGCTGGTGACCTGCTTGGCGCCGGCCTCCGTTTCGAGCTTCTGGAGGTCGCGATCGGCCTGGGTCCAGAACCAGTACCGCTCCGGTTCACCGATGCCCGACCAGCCGGCAGCGGGGTAGAGGCGCCAGCGATCGATTGGGTAGAGGCCGTGGATGGTGCGCAGCCGCTTGAGGTTCAGCGGCTGATCGATGGGCGTTCGGTCGTCGGCGATCACGATGATCGCGCCGCCGCCGTAGAGGCGGCTGTAGGTGGCGGCCTGGGCCAGGGCCTGGCGAAGGTGCAGCTTCTCCGTCCAGCCCACCACGTCGTCGAGCTGCTTCTTCATGCGGCTGGAGGTTTCATCCCCCACGCTCAAATCCCAGCCGCTGCGGGTGCCCTGCTGGGGCAGCTTCTCGACGATGCGGCGGATCAGCCAGCTCTGTTCGTAGAGGGCATCGATTGCGGCCTCAGAGAGGATGCGTGATCGCTTGACGCCGATCGCTTCGTTTCGGTCCTTGGCGGTGCCCAGGCCGGTGAGCACGTTGATCAGCGCACCATCAAGGCGATACCCGGCGCCGGGGTCATTCGACTGCAGGAAACCGATCGCCACGGGCCGATGCGCACAGGGCCAGGGTAGGCCGCATCACACAGGGACAACCTTGGCCGGGGATGTTACAACCCATAGGCTGGTAGGACATCTGATCTAACCCGGTGAGCTCGCCGCTGGATGCGATGCTGCAGGCCTACGGGCGGCTGCCGATCCCCACTCGGGAGGAGCAGGTGTTGCTGGGCCGCAAGATTCGCGCCTGGCTGGACTGGGAGCCATCGCTGGAAGAGCAGGAGCAGGGCATCACCGAACCTCCGCAGCGGCTGCGGCGGGCGGGGATGCGGGCGCGGGAGCAACTGATCAGCAGGAACATGCTGCTGGTGGCGGACCAGGCCCGTTCGTTCTCGGTGAGCTCCACACCGGCGCTGGAGCTGCAGGATCTGATCCAGGAGGGTGCGATCGGGCTGTGCCGGGCGGCGGAGCTGTTTGATCCCGCCCTGGGCTATGCCTTCTCCACCTATGCGGTGCTGTGGATCCGGCAGAGCATGACGCGGCTGGTGCATGGCTCTGGAGCGATTCATATCCCAACGAAGCGATCGCAGGCGATGCACGGCCTGCGGAAGTGGTGCGAGGCCTTCACTGTGCGAGAGGGCAGGTTGCCCACCGATGCCGAGCAGCTGGCGGCAGGCCTCACCGGCGTGCAACGGCCCGGTGACCTGAGGATCTTGCGGGAGGCTGCGGCCGTCTACCAGCTGCGCTCTCTCGATGTGTTGATCGGTGATGAGGATGGCGACACCTGGTTGAGCACCGTGGCGGCCCCGGCGGATGACCATCAGCCATCTGCCAGCGACAGGGAGTTCGATCAGGTGCTGCACTTCCTGCGGCCCTGGCCGGTGCTGCAGGAAGTGATGGAGCGACGCCTGGCGGGCCAGCCGTTCTGGGAGATCAGTGAAGCGATGGGGATGAGCGAGCGAGCAGCGATTCGCCGCGGCCGGCAAGCGCTGGCGATGGCGCAGCTGCTGGCGCGTGCGAGCGCCGAGGCCAAGGGAGAGGAGCAGCAGGAAGAGGAGCAGCAGGAGGAGCTTCCAGCGGAACCGGCGGCGGTGGTGTACGTGCAGCCGTCTCTGCTGCCAGACCTGGTGCCTGCCTAGCACGTATGTTCCATTCCGAGGTAGAGTTGACCCGAAACAAGGCCATCGCGATTCCATGCCGGCAAAGGCGCAACACTCCAGGCCCACCACGGAGACAGAGCAGGGGCTCACGGAAATGCAGCAGCGCACCCTGGATGCAGTAAGGGCCTACATCGATGCCAACGGCATCAGCCCGACCCTGAAGGATCTGCAAAAAGCGCTGGGGCTGTCATCTGTCAGCCCAGTGCAATACCACCTGAGGAACCTGCAGGCTGCTGGGGCGATTGATCAGCGCCACGGTGTGCCTCGCAGTATTCGGGTGTTGTGGCCTCGCCCTGAGGCGGACTGATGGGCTGGGGTCAGCTGCCAGAGGTGCCGGCCGAGCCTGGCCCCATTGCGCTTACAGATGCCCAGGCCTTTGAGGTGGAGCGGTTTTCCCGGGCCATTGATGCCACCTCTGATCTGGCCGATCTGCAGGGCCTGTGCAAGCAGCTGTTGCAGGCCTGGATGGCACAGAAGGCCGCGACCTGCTGGGTCATGCGCCAAAGCCTGTCAGGGCCTGGTCCAAACCACCGGCTTTCGGAGGATTCCTGATGGGCTGGGGGCAATGGCGAGTGCCGGAGCTGAGCGAAGAAGATCGCTTTGCCTTGCGCGTACTGGAGCTAGAGCTTCGCAAGACATTGGACCGCCATCCCAAAAGTTTGCTTCGGATGTGCGTGGTGCTGTCAGAGCAGTGCCGGATCAGGGACAACATCATCAACAAGGCCAGCGAGCGGATTGCCGAGCTGGAGATGAGCCAGGCCATTGCAGAGCCGGCGGCACCCCAGCAGCAGCTGCGGCGGCGGCGGGGCTGGTGGAGGCGGTGGTGGTGGCGCGGGAGTGCGATTGCCCGGGCGTTGGTGCTGGGCCAATGATCGACCCTGCCTACCTCGCCCAGCTGCGGCGCACGCTGCGGGCGGAGCACACGATGACGCTGGTGCAGATCGAGCAGCTGGTGCCCAACTGGTGGCCCACCATCACTGAGCTGGCGGAGCAGCTCGGGACTGAACGGGCAACGCTCAATCGTTGCCTCACCAAGCTGGAGCAGCGGGCCCTGCTGCGCCGGGTGACCCGCGGCAACGGCGGCGGCACCTGGATCTGGTGGGTGAAGCGCTCTGAGCATGATCAGCCCGACGACAGCACCGCGCCGCGCTGGGTGTTGCGTGATCTGCAATGCCGTCGCCGGCGGGAGATCATCCTGGGGCAGGAGCGGGCCTTCGCAGAAGAACAGGGGCTGTCGTACCACACTGTCCGCAACTTCCTGGCGGGTTTCCGGCCGATGCTCGCCAAGCGCTGGCAGCTGGTCAGTTCACCCCTGCAGCTGGAGGATGAGCAGGGCTGAGCCGCACCAGTTCAGACCATGTGGATCCAGTCGGCAATCATCGGCCGCACCCTGGCGCCGGCTTCGCAGGCGGCAGCCAGGCTCATCACGGCGTCATCGTGGCAACCGGCCGCGGCCTCGCGGGTGCCATCGGCCCCCTGGCGGAACACGCGCATCTGTTCGCCGTAGATGCTGTGATGCGGGAAGCCCAGCTCACCCTGCTCGAGCAGCAGCAGCACCCGGTCGGTCATGGTGATCTTGCTGGCCTTGCCGGTGTGGAACTCTTCGATGGGCACCCCGGGCCGCAGGCGGGCCAGTGACTCGCCGACAGCGGCGCCGACCCCGTTCTTCTCGATCATCACCAGCTCGGGGTTGTACTGATCCATCAGGCGCGCAGTGCGCTGCAGGCCGTAGTCGCGGCTGCGGCGCGCGTCGTTGAAGTAGGCCACCACCTGCCAGGGGTTGGTGGTGACATCGAGCACGGTGGTAACCCATTCGTCGTCGCCGGAGCCGTTCGGGTCGATCCCGATCACGTAGTTATGGCCCCTGGTGGGCAGATCCACCCCGCCGATGGCCTCGGCGGCCTCGATCAGGTCGTGCGGGTAGACCTCGGCATCGGTGGCGGCGAAGTCGAGCTCGAACTCCTGCCGGTAGCGCTGCTCGGTGAGCTGGAACTTGCGCCGGGTGTTCTCCGCGTAGTTGGGGTCCTGGCTGTAGATCGGGTGCTGGCTCCAGTGGATCGCAACCTTTGCGAAGCCACCGCAGGGGCTGCAGCGGAGGATCGGAATGCCGTTGACGGTGGCCTCGCCGATCTGCTGCTCGCCGTGGTCGGTGCTCCAGTGCTCATGGAACCGGCCACTGCGGCCGTTGGGGGTGCTCACCCACACGGCGCGGGCGCGGGGGCCCAGCAGGCTGAGGGTGGGCATGGCGCCGGTCTCGATGCCCCCCAGCTTTTCGATGAAGGCACCCTCGTCAAACAGCACGAAGGATGCGGATGGGATGCCCCGGGCGGCCCGTTCGGTGGGAGGGAGGAAGTGGAGGCTGCCGCGGCCCTGAAAGACCAGTTTGCGGGCGGAGTCCTTCGGGAGGGGCGGGCAGGCGGCGCCCAAGCTGGCGGCCTGGCCCTTGATCCGTGCCGCCAGCTCGGAGGCATCTTCTCCGGTCTTGGAGAAGATGATCCCCACCCAGGCCGGCCGCTGGATGGCCTGCTGCAACATGTAGCTGATCACCGTCTCGCTCACGCCGGTCTGGCGGCTCTTGAGCACGTAGATGTTCTGGTAGGCGCGGATCGTGCGCACCAGCGCCAGCTGGTAGTCCCAGGCCCTGAACGGCAGATACTTGCCCTGGGAGGCGATGAAGGTGCGGGCGGCGAAGTCGGGCCAGCGCTTGGGTAGCTGATCCCACAGCTGCACCGCCTGCTCCTGGGAGAACAGGCCGCGGCGGGGGAGGTACTGCAGCGCCGGCCGCACCACCTTCTTGCGGGGCAGGTGGAGGCCCGTGGCGCCCCTGCTGCGGGGCCAGGCATAGCAGGGTGTCTGGGTGCGGAGCTGGGCCTCGTAGTCGGCCCAGGCCTCGTCATCCCAGGCCATCAGAAGTCACCTTCTCGATCCAGCGCTTCCTGCTGCTCCGGGGTGAGGGGTGTGGCACCAGCACCGCCATCGCCGAGCTCCTGCTGGGCCCGCTCGAACTTGTCGATGCTGAGGATGAACCGGTTGATCTCGGCCAGAGTGCCGAGGGCGGTCTGCAGCTGCTTGGCCTGCAGGGATCTGCGCAGCAGCGATTCCATTCGGCTCACCTGAATGGCGCCCATCCGCAGGCGGTCGTAGAGGCTGGTGCTTTGGATGCAGAGCTCGTAGGCATCGGCCACCAGGCGGGCAGCTACGGCAGGGCTGACCTTGAAGCCCTTGGTCGCCACGGTCATCAGATCGTGAGATCCGTAGCCCTCCTTCACAGCCAGGCCCAGCAGGGCATGCACCCGGTAGTTGCGTTCGGCGGCCTTGGAGATGCTGCGGTCCTTGGTTTTCGGCTTGGGCTTGGGTTTCCGGGGCTTGGGATTGGCGCCGGCCTTTTCGCTGCTCACGCCGGTGTGCCTCCTGCTCAAAACGTAGGCGCCTCCTGCTCAACAACTTCCGCAGAGATGTGATCGGCTTCGCAGCGGCGAGCGTGGTCCTTCAGCCAGCTCCTCACCGCCCAGGTGCTGCGATTCAGCATCAGGCCGATCGTGGCCATGTCACGGCCCTCGGCGCGCAGGCGCAGGGCCCTGGCGCCCTCTTCCGCCGTCCATCGCCGCAGGGCCACAGGCACTCGATGCCGCCGGGCACGGATCGTCACACCAGCCTCCACCAGCAACCTTCGGATCCGCGGCGGCGACACCCCGTAGCAGCTCGCGATCGACTTGATGCTCTGCTCGGCCAGGTAGCGGTTCACCACCATCTGCACCGGCAGGGGCACTGCAGGCGGCACCAGGCCATCTCCACCGGCCTTGAGGTTGTTCACCAGGGCACGGCGTTGCCTCACCCAGCCGCCGTTGATCCGCGCATCAGCCAGCAGCTGGTAGACAGCCCCACAAGAGCAGCCCACGGCCGCGGCGATTGCCTTCACAGGCACGCCCTGCCGGTGCAGCTCCAGCATCCGGGCATGGTGGTAACGGGTGAGCGGCAGGCCTTTGGCCATCACCGTCAACGGCCCCGCTGGGCCAGCAAAGCCTCCACTGCCCGGGTGATGCGGGCTTCGGTGGTCTCCTCCTCCGGCAGTGCCGCGGCCAGCCGGCCCATCAGGGCCTGGAAGTCCGTGAGGGCATGCTGGTCGGGGAAGGTGAGCTGCACCGTCAGCCCGGGGGGGCCTGGATCGGTGGGGTCGGGTTCCGGAGGTGGCGGTGGTTCGTCAATCCCCTCCACCTGCTGCCGCCATTCCTCATCGGTGAACCAGGGGCTCATGTCGAGATCGGCGTGCTCCTCGAGCAGGTTTGCCAGGGCCGCGCCATCGAACTCGCTCAGGTCACTGGCGCGGTTGTCGGCAACGCCATATTCCGCCTTCTGCGAGGGGGAGAGGTCGGTGCGCTGCACCGCCACCAGCGTGCGGCCATCGGCGGGCACCACCAGCACCTTCTCGATGCCGATGGCGGCGGCGGCCTCGGCGGTGCCGTTGCCGGCGAGGATCACGCCAGCCTCATCGATCACCAGACTCCGTGCGGCGCCAAACTCCTGGAGCGAGCGCTCAATCATCGCCGTGCTGCGCTGCGTGCGGCGCCGAGCGTTCTTGGGGTCCTGGGTGAGGGCCTCCAGCGTGGTCTCGGTCGGGACTGTGACCGGGGCCAGGGAAAGGCGGCGGCGTACCGGCATTGATCCCAATAAAGACTGATTGGTAACGTAACCGGATGAGAGCGTAGTTGTCACGGCATGAACCGTTGAACAGGGATGTCTTTGCATTCCGAGAAGCGTGCTTGCACGCTGTCTTCTGACAGGCTGGAAATGCTTCTGCAGACGGGTTTTTGCTGGACAGAAGCGGCAAGGATCAGCGGCCTCACGGCGAGCGTCCTGCGTCACTGGTGGCAACGAACAGGCTCACAGAACTGCGATCCGGTTGAAGTGGCGCAAGGGGAGCGGCTGATACACGCGAACTACCGGCAGTGCTCGCCGCAGCTGTTTGATGGCCTGATGGTCTGCGGCAAGTGCCGCGGCCGGATGAAACGGCCGGATCTGAAGGATGTCTGTGGCCGCCCGCACCGCTGGGCCTGCCCCCGCTGCCGCACCAATGGGCGCTGTGAGTGGGTGCAGGCCGCGGCCATCAAGCGGGCGGTGTTTGAAGCGCTGCAGAGCCGGCTGCCGGAGATGGCGCGGCTGTGTGAGCACCGCACCGGGTTGCAGCGCAAGCGTGAGCAGCAGTGGCTGGAGCAGCTGGAGCAGTTTCGGGCGATGGCCCAGCGGCTGCATGAGGCCGGCGTGCCGCGGTTGGGTCCCCAGCTGCTGGCGGCCCGGGTGCAGCTGGCGAAGGACCAGCTGGGAGAACCGCCCTATCTCGATCGCCACGATTGGGGTGAGACGTTCAGCACCTGGGGGGCGTGGGAGGGTGCCAGCTCACACCAGTGGCGGATGGTGTCCGTCTTCTTCTGCCGGAAGATCGTCTGGGATGGCGAGCGCCTCCAGGTGGTCCTGTTCGGGCGGCGCTTTGTCGATCCACTGCTGATGGATCGCCACGAGCACCTCGTTGATCAGCCCCTGTGGCGACCGCCCGTTCATCCGTTGGCGTTCAGCCATCCTGCTCATCGTGAAAGTTGATGCTCGGTTTCACTGCCCGCCCCAGCTGATGCGCTTCCAGGGGTAGGGCCGAGTCTGGTCCATGGCCACCGGCTCCAGTTTGTGGTTGATGGGCACCATGAGCATCAGGCCTTGGGATCTACAGGGCTCTGCGCGGTGCCGGCGGCCTTGCATGTCGCTCCACACGTCTCCCAGGCGGATCCGGTCGGCGGGTGGGCAAGCTGCAGTGGTGCTCAAGCAGCAACCTCCTGCCGCCGCGGCCTGCATGCGCGATGGCGCGCCACGAACTGATCGGAGAGCTTCACCAGCTCGGTGACTGCCATCGGCAGTTCCACCTCATGGGTGTCTCCGCACTCAAGGCAGCGAAACAGCGGTGGCCGGTGGGCGTAGTCCAGGACGCAGTGGTCGTTCATGCGGCCTCCTGCTCCATCTGAATCGCTTCAAGCAGCTGCAGCAGCTCGCCGCGCACCGGGTCGCTCTCGAAGGGGTGCATGCTGATCCGGTGCAACAGGATGGCCTGCAGCCGCCGGCGCTCTTGCTGCTCGCCTTCTGCCAGTGCCTTGCGCAGCTGGGCGTCTTCGCTCACTACGGCGGTGGCGGCCTCAAGCAGGCCGGCCACAGCGCGGTCGAGCTTCTCGCGCGCCGCGGCCAGGTGGCCCTCCAGAACAGACTCCCGCCGTAGGCGCGCAGCCGAGCTGTTGATTGCCATCCACGCTGGGGGAAGTGGTTCCGCCGGGAAGGTTGGATGTGTGTTCATAGGGGTTTCTCCCACTGAAAGGATCGGGACATGAAGCGGTAAAGATCGAGGGCATCCACCCAGCTGCTGATGGCAACATCCACATCGATGAGCTCCACGGTGGTGTGGCCGGGGCTGCAGAACAGCACGAAGGCACGCTGCGGCCACCAGCTGTGGGTGTCGATCAACAGCGCCAGGGCTGCCCCCAGCTCGGCCGCCACCCGCTGGGGGTTGAGCTGATCCGGTGAGGCGGCCTGCACCATGCCGATGCCGATGTCGCTGCCATCGCTGAACCGCACCAGCAGGTCGGCAGATGTGGCCACGGGCAGACGCCGATGCCGGAGGGGCAGAGGCGCAGCAAGCACCTGCAGGCGCTGCCAGAAGGGATGGGCGATCAACGGCTCGATCGTGGGCAGGGCCGATGTGAACGGAGGCACGCTGGGCGCCCAGGGCCCCCTGGTGGCCGCGGCCGGGTTGTGGATGCTGTTGGCGTAGATGGTGCAGGCCCGCACCACAACGGGATCCAGCGCAGAGATGGTGCGCCTCTGATCGTGGGGATAGATGCGATCGAGGATGTGGTGAGCCGAGAGCAGATCTTCCCCGTCCGGGCTTACGAAACCGCCATCTGGCACCGGGAGCAGGGCCTGGCCCTCGGGTGTGGAGAACCAGGTGAATGGTTCCGGGCGGGACAGGGAGATCACCATGGCCCTCTGCGCAGATGGGGCGGCATGGCAGTGATTGAGCAGCCGGCACGTTGCCAGCGCATCTCCCAGTTGCAGGGAAGGGGGATGCGCCACCGCCGGCCGCGGCGGGACACGTCAGAGGTCTTGCAGACGATCAGCATGGTCACCAGTGCTCAGTGGGCTCGTCAGGGCCCACGGGTTCTGTTACTGGGATCCCAGTTACGGGTGCTGCGGCCGATGCAAATCCGTGGGCGAGCAGATGCTCGGCTTCTTCTGGAGGCAGCAGGACCGCAAAGGCCGCGGCCGTCCGCCATGCCCGGCGGCCGTTGGCCCTGAAATGGCCAACGGCCAAGTCATCGGCCACATGGAAGCGGTGCTCACCGGCGTAGAAGTAGCGGCCCAGGTGCTTCTCCACGGGCACCTGGTAGCTGACGGTGGCGCCACGGTCGAAAATCGCAAGCATCGCGCCAAGGGGCGGATGCTCGTGGGCCATTGCAACGGCCATCAGCTCTCCTCCCGCCCCATGGAAGGCAGCAGGCCGCCGATGGCGTCCCGAGAGGCCTGTAGCTGGCGCGCCTGCTCTGCAGTGGCCTGCACCGCCGAGTAGGCGCGCTGGCGACGGTTGCGGTGGATGGAGGCGATGGCCTCCTGGGGCAGCTCGATGCCGATCAGACGGGGGCCCAGGGCCGTCTCAATCCGGAGAGGGCCAGATGAATCGCGGAAGCCTCCGCCATTGCCGGCGCCGGGGTAGGCCGCAAGGCAGCAGCAGATCACGGCCGGATCAGAGCCGGCAACCAGCTCGCCGGTGGGCAACACGTCGTAGTCGCTCAGGTGGTCGTTGATGGCCCGGTCGTAGTTGGCCACGATGCCGGTGTCGAAACATGCGAAGCAGGCGTAGCTGGGCAGAACAAAAGCCGGGCCAGCGGGCGGGCGCCGCTTGTGGGGGGCAAGGTCGCAAACGGCGGCCGGCGGCGGCGCTGGCGTGATGGATGAACTCATTGGCCGGTGATGTGACGGTGGTAGGCGAAGGGATCGGGGGCGTTGGTTTCGGGATCGATGGGAGCGACAAAGGTGGCCGCGGCCACGGCAGCAATGGGCTGGTGCTGGGGCAGGTAGGCCACAAAACGGCGTTCCTTCAGCCAGCGGGCCAGATCGGGGAAACTCGGGGCAAAACCAGTGGTGGCAAGCTGCTGGTCTTGGGCTCGAAGCTCAGCAGCGTGCGCAGCCACCAGCGCTTCGATGGCGTGGCCCTCGGCGAGGACAGCAGCAAGCTCACGCTGGGCAGCGGGGAGAGATTGGCAGGTGGCGCGGCGGGGGCTGGCCAGGTAGACGGCGCAGAGCTGCTCGAAAGCGGCAGAGGCGGCAGGGCCGGCGCGGAGCTGCTCGCAACGGCGGCGGTAGCCGGTGTGAAGCGACTTGCAGCCGCTGGCCGCGGCGTGCTCGAGGAAGGGCTTGAGCACCCCCAGGGCATCGGCGTGGAGGATGGCGGCTCGATCGTCGCCGCTGAGCTCGTTGGGAGCGGCTGGGTGCTTCTCGCGCCGGCGGTGCCACCACTCGACGAGCAGCTGGCGGTGGGGCTTGGCGCAATCAGGCAGGGAGCTGTGCTGGGCTGAGGGCTGCTCGGCGGGAGGGGAGCAGCAGTCGCCAGTGGCCGAGTCGGCATGACGCTGGGGAGCGGTGTTCTGGGTCGAGGTTACCACGATCTGACGATCTGTCACGACCGCGGCAGCGGTTGTGACCTGTGGTGCGGCAGCGGAGTCGGTTTCGACTCGTTGGGACATATTTATCTTTGAAGAAGTATATAACCCTTCTAAGATTTCTTCTTCTACGTTTAAGGGTTTATTGATTGCCTCCCCCCTGGGGGGAGTCCCCCCTGGGGGGAGGGGTGCCCCTGGAGGGGACTCCCCCTGGAGGGGAGGGGTACTCCCCCTGGGGGGCCTCCCCCCTGGGGGGAGGGGTGCGGTCGTCTTCCGCACTGCTGCAACGGGTTTCGACCGTTGCTTTCTCCGCTTGCTCTCCATCCGCACCCGGTAGACATTGGTGCCCCGGGGGCCGGTGCCCGACCGGACGATCCAACCCTCTGTCAAAAGGGTGGAAATCGCTGCGCGAATGTCCCGATCTTTCATTCCACACTCCAACGCAAGGCGGGGCACAGACGGGAAGGCGTTATCACCTTGCCCGGCGTAAAACCAGAGCCAGGCATAGACAAATATCAATCTTCTGCGGCCAATTTCTGCGCAGCTGCTCAGCAACTCAAGCGGTATCTGAGCAAAAAGAGGGCGGTGCAGTTCAGCATTGGAAAGATCGCGGGGCATGGCAGGAACTGGTGTGGTTGAATCCACTCCCCTATGCCTGCAAAGTGCGTTTGATGCCGTAGAATGACCGTATTGCGGCCATCGCATTCGCTGGGGAGCGGGTCCGGTGGTCGCAGCCCGAGAGGGCAACACTGGTTCCGCCGATTCGGCGGGGCCTTTGTTGCGTTCGGGAAACCGACCAGTGAGCTTCAACCATAGCCGGTTCGGGATGCTGCCACCTGGGGCTGTTCTCAATCTGCAGCCGACCGTCACGGCTCCCAGGGACTGATCCCCTGTTCGGCTATCCCATGCTGGGCATGGATGGGAGTGGTGGGACAGCTGCTAGGACGTGTTCGAGATCGAAAATGCTCGTTCCCCGTCGCTAAGACGTGTGTCCGAGCCCAGACAGGCTCGTTCTCCGTCTCCTCTTCCTTGGATGGATCGCCATGGCCCAGCAGCAAACCCAGGCAGACACCCCTGTAGAGGTTCAGTTGTTGACTGGATCCGAGCAGCTGGGTTGGCTCACGGCAGAGGTCGATGGTCGTGAGCGGTTGCGACAGCTGCTCCAGCAGTGGCAGAAGCGCAACGGCTGGAGCCTGGCGGTGATGTCCCGCCTGGCGGAGCTGTCGCTGCTCGCGGAAGCGAAGGTGCCGGTGCCCGATTGGCTGGCTGGCATGCCGCTTCAACCCGGCAACCTGGTGAACCATCGTGGCCATGCCTGGGAAGCCGTTGGCAACCCGTTGAGCGAGCCGGCCGAAGGCGCCGCGGGCTGGATCGATCGTGGCCTGACCAGCCGGCTGCATGCCTCCGGCCTGAACCTCTACTTTCGCAATCAGCGGGCCTCGCTCATGGTTTCTTTTCTGCTGGAGGTGGGTCGCTTGAACGAGTGGATTGCCCGGGTGCAGGCCGGCACGGCACAGCCACCAGCGGATGAGCGACTGAACGAGCTTGTGATGGGGTCCACGGTGATTCGCGACAGCGAAGGACCCCTGGGCCCTGAAGAGTTCCTCTCGATCGCCGGTAGTCGCCTACAGCCGCCGCCCTGGCCAGATCAGCCAGCGGCACCCGCCGATGTTGCCCTGGTGCCGGCCCGCCAGTTGAGGGCCGCTGCCGCGGCCGCCGGGCTGGACATCATCGACGACTGGGCCACCATTGCCCAGCTCTACCCCAGTAACGATCCCGATCGCCTGAAGCGGCTGCAGAAGGTCCTGCAGGGCCTGGCTCAGTGGGATGCCCAGCAGGAAGAGGATGAGCGGGTAGCAGCCCATGTCCTGCTGCACCGGCTGCAGGACACCATCGAGAGGCTCGCGGACCAGGCAGCAGACCAGCCGGCGGCCGGCGCTGTGATTCCAGCGGTGGTGCAGGAGATCAGCGGCGCCTCCAGCTGACCTGACGCTCTCTCACCACTGGGCGCCGCCACTGGAGTTCCTGCGTGGCGCCATTACCCCGAGCTGGGGACAACATGATCAGTCGCAGGCTGGTGCAGCGGTGGATCTCGACAAGCTGCTGGCGGTTCTGCCAGAGCAGATCCGCCGCTGCGGCATGAAGAACTGTGACACGTAGTTCCTTGCCCAGCCGGGCCAGGGTGACCAGCGGCGGTGCGTCGGGGACTAGAACTGAGCTGGGTTCGTTGCCAGATGGGTGCATTACGAGTAGAACATAGGTGCTAGGGTTCGCTCGTGCTTGGCCGAGCGTAGCCAGGCAGCGCCCTCCTCAGACAGCAACGCACCTGATGGAAACCAACCCGCCCCCTGGCTCGCCAGCGGAGACGGCGCAGCAGACCGAACCGGCCGATCCGCTCACCCAGAGCGTCCTCGACCTTGCCGATCGCCTCGCCGCTCTGGAAGAACACACGGCCGTGAAGCATGAAGCGGTGCGCGGCGCGTTCGCTGAGCTGCGGGCTGAAGTGCGCAAAGGCCTGGACTCTCAAGGCAAGGCCAACTCCACCATGACTGATGACCCACGCCGCCGGCTGGTGGAGTTCCTGGGGTATGAGCCCAGCACCCAGCAGCAGGTTGAGCTATTCACTGCCTACGCAGCCTGGCATGCCACCAGTCCCAAGCTGGTAGAGAACCGCTCGGCTGAATACACAACGAAGAAGGGCCAGTTGGTGTCCTACGGCTATGCCGACCTGGCTGGCGTGATCGCCACAGCGCAGACCGCTGCGCCGTTTGGTCTCTCTGCTTTCACCAGGCAGGAGTTCGACGACAACGGCCATCCCATCGTGACCGGCTACCTGGTGCACTCCAGCGGTGGGGCAACCAGCACGGGCCCAGTTCCACTGTTCACGGCCGATAGCGACCGCCCGGGCCAGGCACATGCCAGTGGCCTGACAACCTGCCGGCGCCTGGCGCTGCAGATGGCGATCGGCCTGGCCGCTGAGCGCGATGACGATTTCAACGCCAGCACGGAAACCACTGCCGCCACCCGGGGGCCAGCACGGCCAGCAGCTGCGACACGCACCGGTGGCGAGCGACCGATGGCCAACCCACCGCGGCGTGTTGCAGACCCTGAGCGGGAGCAGCGCAACACAGCCGCCACCACACGGCCAGCGCCCGTTACGCGCCAGGGGCCTCCACCCGGCTGGCTGAGCAAGGAAGATCGCGAAGCGCTTGAGCAGGAGCTGATGGATCCCGCCATCACCCCGCAGCGATTCCATGAGATCGAGCAGAAGCTGATCGCCGCCAAGCAGTCGGTCACCACCTCCGGAGGTGCGGGGCAATGAACCATCACGGCAGCTGGGCATCAGCACGCAGCCCGTAGGGCTCTGTGCTGGTGCTGCAGCACATGAGACGTGTGTGATGGCCTCCCAGGGGATGCCGGCCACTGAGCGGACGACTTGGTGGAGTCAAACCCAGCCTCTCCCCAAACACGGGCCCCGTCGAGGGATGTGGGTTCGCTCCAGGTCATGCGACCCATCAGGCCCACACCAAGGCCATCAGCAGCATTTCACCAACCATTTCTCGCCACCTCAATGCCGCCATGTTTGAGCAGCACACACCCCCCTCCATCCCCATCACGGGCTTTGCTCTCTATCCCGACCGACTGCTGTTGCAGGGAGGCAACTCTTCACGGTGCTCCTTCTCGCAACCCGATCAGCTCAGCCCAGAAGCCTACAAGCAGTTTCTCTGGCTGCTGGAGGATGCGCTCGGCGCCAATCGCAACGACCTGGCGTTGACCGATCCGACATCCATCCGTTCTCTGCTGAGGGTGATCACTCTTTGCCATGCCACCCGCCCGGTTGATCGGTTCACCGGAGCAGTTCTGGCGCTGGGGATCAAGCCCTTGTCCCCACCACCCCCTGTGATCCATGCCCAGTCATCTGGAGGAGGCCTTCGCGAATCAGTGGCTGGTCTCGTTCCCCCAACTGCCGTTCATCCGCGAGCACACGTTGCCGGCGTGGATGATCTGGGCCTGCTACCAGAAGCAGGAAGCGCTCAGGTCGCGTAAGCCACCGGCCTACCGCGCCGATTTCGCCTGGCCTGCTGCCCAGGTGGCCGTGGAGATCAACGGCGGCCTGTGGCGCCCAGGCGGCCATTCCACCGGCAGCGGCATCACGCGCGACATCACCAAAACCACCCTCGCCCAGCTGTCCGGCTGGGTGCTCATCCCCCTTTCCGATGCTCACATCTTCGATGGCAGCCCCTTCTGGCTCCAGCTCATCGCCGATCTCATCATCCATCGCAGAGATCTTCTACTCAGCCGAAACACCCCAGGTGCTCCAGCTGGGGGGAGTGAGCCTGCACCCTGCGGGCCACTGCCTGATGCCCTGGATGATTCACAACTCCGAGCTCCATCCGAGCCTGCAAGCCGGCGCCGTCGCCGGGATGGAGCACAACGGGATCGAGTGGATCTCCGTGCAGCACTCGGGCAACTACGGCAGTAGGCAGCTGCGCCTGGTTCATAACGCTCGGGGAGTGCTGTTGACGCCATGGGGCGGATACATCCAGCAGGAGGACAGCCTCAAAGAGCTGCAGATCAATGACGGCGACTTCGTGTTGCATGCGGCGCCACCGGGAATGACGATCCCTGTTGCTGGTCGCTACTTCCCGCCAGGGTCGTTGCAGATCATCGTGGATGACAATGAGCTGCAGATCACAACTCAACACACCACGCTGCCCACTCCAGTGCAGGTGGCTTCGGTGCCTTGCAGCGGCTGGTGCAAGAAACAGCACATCTACATCGATCACGGCATGACCGAAAAAGCCGTGATCTTTTTTGACAAGAACGGCTGGCCGATTGCCTGCCGTGAAAACTTATTTAGTATTGCCAATCACGTAGCAGCGCAGAATATATTTACTGAAGAGAATCGCGTAGCGGTGCGCTGGTGGCGGTACGACTACAGCAGGCCCCTGCCCAGCGGAGAGATGGTCTGATGGCCTCCGAATCCATCTACGAACATGAGCTGCGGCCTTTCCTGCCTGGTCACGCCTACTGGCAGGTTGAGCGCCAGCCGGAGGGGGTGACCGACCCGATGGTGGTGCGCTTCCGCAAGGTCGGCAGGAACGGCACCCTGCTCGATCAGAATGCCCGTTGGACGCCCCTGGGATGGGACTGCAAACGCTGGGTGCCAGCCCCGCCGAAGGTGCCCCAGTGGCTGTTGGAGAAGGTTGTGCTTCACATGCAGACCCTCAAGCCCCAACCATGAGCACAACCCTCTGCAGCCACCCCGGCTGCCAGCAAGCCCATGACAACTGGCCGGGCCCGGGCCTCATTGGAGAGCTTTGCCAAGACCACTGGGAGGCCTACTGCGAGCGGCAGTGGTGGCAGGCATGCACCGCCATCGACGAGGCCGGCCTGATGATCTGGCCAACCCCCGCTCCAGACTGACTCCAGGACAGACCTGAGCCACCATGACCAAAGGCAGCAACACGGCGGCGTCAGCCAGCCCACAGGGCGCTGACACCAAGCCCGCCGCGGCCCCCCAGAAGCCCGTGATCTTCACGCTCCAGGCGGTGCAGAACACCTGGCTCAAGGTGTCCACCGATCCGGCAGTGGAGCTGCCCGAGGATCAGAAGGTGCTGGTGCCGGCCGGCAAGCAGCTGCCCGTGGTGGCCACCAGCGAGCTTCCGCGCAACTCCCACGAGCTGGTGGAGCTGGGCGCCAGCGCCGGCCAGTGGCACGTCTACATGCCGCACTTCCGGCGCCTGCAGGTGGCGGCACCAGCGGCCCCGCCAGCGCCGGCGCCGGCGGTGATCTTTCAGCCTGGCGTGATCGACTGGAGCAATTTCGGCGCCTTCATCACCCCCAACCTCACGGTGGGGGAGGTGCTGCAGTTCGACCCCCGGCGCCGGCCATCGGCCCAGAGTGCCGTGGTGCCTCGCATCCTGGAGACCGCTCGCGAGTTTCAGGCAGTCCGGACGGCATGGGGCCGGCCGCTGGGAGTGACGAGCTTCTACCGGCCGGAGCCGATCAACCGCGAGGTGGGCGGTGTGCGCAACAGCTTCCACGTCTCCGGCCTGGCCGTTGACCTCTACCCGATCGGCCTGCCCCTGCAGGCCCTCTACGAGTTCCTGATCGGTCGGTGGACCGGAGGCTTTGGCGACGGCCGCAACCGGGGCTTCATTCACCTCGATCGCAGAGGCGGCGGCCGCTTTGTGCCCAGTGGCGGCGTGCGGCCGGCTGATGTCTGGCCCTACTGAGCGTTCCAGAGCGCCCCTTCCGCCTTGCGGCGGCGGCGCAGGCCCGCCTCGCTCGGGCCGCCTGGGTTCACGTAGAGCATCATCGCGGCCGGCACCTTGGCCAGCTCTCGCGCATCGCTCTGCAGTCCGCGCTGCAGGGTGCGGGTGAGGGTGGCAAACCCCTCGCTGCCATACCAGTGCGGCCCGCAGTTGTAGGTGAACGAGAGCAGGGCCGCCTGCTGGTTGCTTGTCAGGTGTCCCCAGCCAGGGATGCGGCCGGACAAAACCTGCACATCGCGCTCCAGCCGCCGCGCCAGCAGCGTGTCGGCCTGCGCCTGGGTGATGCTGTCGCCGCGGCGCACCCGCCGGCCATCGGCGTGGGTGGTGCTGCCCCAGCCGATCGTCCAGGGCTGATCGCCGGTTTCCGGATCAGGGTAGGCCGTGAGTTTGCATCCCTCGAACTCCATCACCAGTGGCATGGCGATGGTCACAGCGGTGCCAGGCCCGGAAGCTGTGGGTGCAGCAGCAGGTGGCGGCGCTGAGCTCCTCAGCCAGGTGCTGTTGCGGATGTCACCGCCCTTCTCGAGCTGCTTTCGCTGCGCGGGGGTGAGCATGCCCTCCACCGCCGCCCAGAATTGCTCATGGCCTGGGTGACCTGCGATGGTGTGCAGGGCGTAGCGCAACAGGGAGGGGGTCATGGGTTGGTGGGTGCGGTGGGTTGCTCACGACGCGCCAGGGCCGCCGGATCAAACAGCAGGGACAGGATGCGCAGCTCCAGGGCCGAGGGGTCGCGATGCACCACCCGTTGCACCGCGGTGAAGAACAGCAGCGATACCTGAGCAGCGCCGGCCGAGATCGCCCCCTGTACCTGGGTATCAATCACGGCGAACACCTCTGGCAGCCGCTTGCGCAGATCGGCACCCAGGGCCTGCAGCAGCAGGGTGGTGAGGTGCCTGAGCATCAGGCCCAGGACGGGTTTGAACAGGAAGCCGATCATGCTGGTTCAGGGTCGTCGCCATCTTCATCATGGTCCCGCCCAGGGGCCGGCACGATGCCGATCGGACCACTGAGCAGCTGGTCACTGTCGTCTTCCGTGCGGCGGCGGTTGAGCAGAACGCTGCCGGCCACCCCACCCATGGCGGCAGCAGCTGATTCAGCGGGACTGTGCACCACCAGGGCCAGCAGGGTGTCCGTGCTCCTGCGACCGATCTCTCCCATCTGCGACCAGGCCGGCAGGCATTCCAGCGGCCGGCGGCTGCGCATCTCGCACAGCATGGCCTGGGTGAGGCCTGCCACCAGCTGCCAGCCCACATTCGCCACCACCACCCACCCGGCGATGGTGAGCCCGGCGCCGATCACCGGTGAGACGCTGGCCATCACACTGCGCCGAGATTGCTGCTGAGACTGCGTGGTCATAGACCCCCTTTGGTGAGGCGAATCTCGTGTTGCTGCAGCTGCTCCAACACAGCCTCATAGCGCTTCTGCTGGAGGTCACTGTTCTTGATCAGAGTGCTCATCGATTCACGCATCACCGAAACGTCTTTCCACACGCCAATGCTGGCGCTGGCAGCTGCCATGAAACTGAGCGCCGTAATGGTTGCCAGCACCGGCAGCAGATAGCTGCCCACCACCTGGGGTGGCCGAGGCTCGTGGGCCCCATAGGCTGATTCCTCTGCGGCGGGCATGGCTCAAGGGTTCGACAGTTAAACGCTAGGGCTGGCGGCGGTTGTATCAGCCAGCCACGGCAGAGGCCGACTTTCAACGGGCGGGAGCGCAAGCTGCTCAGCAAGCTGCGCTTGGATGACTTCCAGTTCATCGCCAAGCGCTTGTTCAACAAAGGCAATCATTTGCTGTTCTGTGATGTCAATAAATGGCACAAAATCCCCTGGATCTGCTGGCGCAAACTGTACGGCCTGGCGGTGATACGCGGCACGGTCATCGCCGACCAATCCCAGCCGGCAGTCAACCGATACGACTACATCTGATAGCCCGCCCTGAGCAGTAACCATTAAATTAGAGAAAGTCCATTGATAGCTCATAGTGTTACTGCTGTAATGGCAGTCATTCCGTTTGAAGTGTCCACACCGCGATTAACGGTGCGAACACGGATGTTAAGTGCGTTAAAGTTGGTATAGGCTCCGACTTCGCCATCGCCCAGCCCTGAGGTGACATTTGCGGGCGTTACGCCAGAACCTGCAACACGGAAGATCGTTGTTCCTGCATCCAAGCCAAAATCAGTGATCGTCGATGTGGACAAGGATGGCGTAAATGGACTCATGCCGGTAGTGCGCGAGTTTGCCGATGAGTTAGCTGCGGTTTGATAGTTACCAAACACGCCAGAAAACCCAGGGCTGCCAACAACATTGGTTCCATACACAGGTGCGCTATTATCGCTTGTCTTGACCCAAAACTGTGACCAGTTTCTCACGGTACCAGGGGAAATGAATGTGCCAAACCTGTCATATATGCTCTCAAACGCTGGCCCTTGATTCTTCCAGTTCCCTGTATTTGGGCTATCAGTTGCGCTTGCGATGGCCGGCGGATTTTGACTGTTGAGCAATGAAACATTATTAAATGGCGCATTGTAGTTAATGCTATAAGTACCAGCATCACCTTCGGTTGAGGTCATACCATCAAACACTACAGATATTGCGGTTGCAGAAGTTGTGGGCACGAACAAACGAGTTGAGTGACCATTGACAAAGTAAGACGACAGCGAATAAGAGCCAGTTGCTTGGCCCCCTGTACGAAGCCTGACAGCTGCAAAGTCGCCAGTATTCACCTCTGACGAAACCTTGACGTTACCAACAAGTCGCAATCCCTTAATCCGTATTAGCTTGTTGGTATTGATTCTGAAGACACCCTCGACGTTTGATGGGGATCCTAGTATATCAGAATCTGCTGGGGCCATGGCACCAATGGCAACATTGGATAGCGTCGCTGCACTGCGAAATTCCATAACAGGCTGCTGCCTGATTCCATAAAATTGACCCGCAAAGGGCGAGGTAAGCATTGCATGAGTCCGTATAAAATAGTTCAGCGCATTATCTGGATCTGCAATGGCCAAGTTGCGCCAGTTGTTTGTGGTTGCACTTGATGCTGCAACTGTTGTGGCTGTTGTTCCAGGCCAGAACGAATCAGGAACACCCGTATTGGTGATGGTTGTCATCGGCCCCCACCATGCAACCCCAGTAACCTCAGCGTCCTGCTCAAATATAAATTGCAATGGCTGAGGAAGTGGGAGAAAGAGCTGAGGAGTTTGTCCTATCAATGCGGTAAACCTAGTCAGAAAGACAGGCTGTTTTGTTGGGTCGTAGAAGTTGGCACTAGCAAACGGGATAGTTCCGCCATCAGCAGCATCGTTCAGGTAGCTGCCACTGCCCACATAACTCCAGGCTCTGATTTTTGTAACGCTCTTGAAGGTCAGAGCGCCAACTTCTGGATAAATGCCAGGTCCTAGTCTAAACTCAACAATCTCTTGTGATGAAAATGCTGCATTGGCGTAATTGACAGCAGCAGGAAAGCTCTTTATTCGATTCTCTGAACTTGTCGGTGGTGTCCCCAGCAATGTATTCAGATCAGTCGTATTGGCGCCATTGATTGGATCAACATAAACCGTTTGAATGCCAGTGCGCTGTGACAGGAGCCGTTGCTCAACTCGCCAGCGGTTAAGACCAAGAAGATTAACTAGCTTATTTTTTGCCTGTGATAGTTGTTCATCGTTTGCGGCAGCAACAGTGTTGGTCAGATAATCATTGATTGACGCCAGTTGGCCAAATCCAAAATTGCTGGTGGTCATGCCAATGGCATCACCGCCTTCAAGCTCGGAGACCCCGTTTACATCGAGCGTGCCGGTAACCGTAAGGTTGTCAACCGTTAGATTATCAAGACGTGTAGGAGGCGGGGTATCACCATCTCTGCCAACATCATCAACACCTATCACCTCGCCGGTGTCGGTGTTGATCAGCCCCTGGTTGGTGACTTCAAAGCCGTCCTTGTTGATGCCTTTAATCTCTACTCTGCCGCCCTGTTCCGGAGCAAAGTTCGCATTGAACTCGTTGCGAGCACTCATCGTGCGGCGCCAGCGGGGCAGCGCTCTGGTGTAGTTCCAAAAGCCCACACCGTTAAGATTCTGGCCCAGCAGCTGAATGAAGCTCGGCTGCCGAAACTCCAGGGCCCAGTTGGCGCGGCCACTGGCAGCACCACCACTGGGGGGGGTGGGGAAGTCTGTGGCAGAGGCAGGACTAAGCTCGCGGCTTGCTTCCGTGCGGGGCACCAGGGCGTTGTGCGCCGCCGTGCTGCTGAAGCCCAGGGCCAGCAGCAGGGCCAGGGCGCCTTGATAGTCGGTGGCGCTGCGCAGCTGATCGCGCACGCTCCCGGGGCTGCCGGCGCTGGTGTAGATGGTGGCCCAGTTGATGCCGCAGGTGGTGGTCAGCTCAGTGTCGCCGTCGGTATCGGTGTCGAAGATCAGCTGCGGCGCCTCCAGTGTGGTTGGGTCTTCGGCGTTGTAGTCCGAAGCCTGCTGCACATAGGACTCCTGCCAGCGAGCCTCATCAGGCGTGCTGCCGACGGAAACATGCGTGTCCATGGCGGTGAAGTGCTTGTCTGCATGCTTCACCGTTTGCCCCTTGCGATAGAAGCGGTTGGCGGCGTAGACCTCATCGGGACAGGAGCGGCGGATCGTGATCTCCGCCGACATCACCACCCCGGCCCCTTCCGCGGGAATCTTGGCGGTGGTGGTGACGGCCAGCACCTCAGCACCGCCGGGGGCCAGCACGCGATCGATGCCGCCTCCAGACACCCCCGGCCGGGTCTGCAGAATGCTGTTGCGCACCGGCACCCTGGAGTTGGTGGTGTTTGCCAGCCGCAGCGATACCCGTCGCTGCGCAGAGCTGCGGTTGTCCCACAACCGCCGGATGTAGACCTTCCGGCCGATCGCCAGGGAGGCGTTACCGGAACCTGTGCCAATCGGGAGGTTGGTGCCGGCTTCCAGCGCCGCACCCGTGATGTCGATCTCGGTGGCAGAGGTGCTGACCCAGGCATTGGCCGCCAGAGTGGCGCGCCAATCGGGGCCGGCTGGATTCTCAATCCAGATCAGCGTGCCAGCAGGCAGGGAGTAGCCCTGAGCGGCCAGCACGGCTGGGATAGCCGGATCATCGCTGGGGGCAAGCGGCAGCTCAAGGGTGATCAGGCTGCCCGAGATGGCCGCCACGTTGCCCAGACCGATCTGGCGCACGTTGCCGGTCTGATCGGCCACGCTGCGCGCCACCTTGATGCGCCTGAGGTTCCAGTTCTGATCAAGTGGATCGCTGGTGGGGGCGTAGCCCTTGGCCACCGCCACACAGCCGCCGAAATTGCTGGTGGAGTTGCTGAACTCTAGCTGGGCGCCGCTATCGGCGAAGTGATGGCGGCCCGCACCAATGGCAAACACACTCACCATCTGCCCGAAGGCATTGTTGAGCAGGCTGACGTGTCGGCTCATCCGCTGCGGTTTCATCCGCACGTCGTCGGCCTCGCTGTCGATCAGCTCTTGGTAGGTCACGGGCGCCCGCCATGCCCCCTCCCGGTAGATCTGCCAGCAGCTGAGATCGCGCTGCAGGGAGATGCCAGTGAACTGGGCGATCACAATGGACTTGAGGCCCGTGACGCGGGCGCCATCCCAAAACGCTCCGCCCATTCCCCACTCGGTGCGCAGCGAGCAGTTGTAGACATAAGGGCTGGCGCCCTTCACGGTGTCGGACGCTTCCGATGGGTTGGCGCCGAACGGGCCCACAATCTCGTATTCCGACAGCCTGGTGACGGCCAGGGCGTTGGAGATGTTGCCGCTGTTGCTGGCCCCGCCCATGGCGGTGCGCACCTTTGCGTAGAGCTGATCCAGGTCCGCCTGGCTGGCGGCCTGAACGCAATCGAGGAGGTGGTGGCTGGAGCTGGCGCCCAGCTGGTCACGGAATGTGAGGCCGTAGACGTAGCTGGTGTTGGTGATCTTGAGGATGGCCGAGCGGTTGCTGTAGTCGGCTGCCTCGTCTGCCGCGGCCGGCACCCAGGAGGGCCTCACCGTGCACTGCCTGAGGCTGAGCGGTGCGCTGGCGGTGGCGTAGCGGGGGAGCACAACCCCGCCGCTGTTGGGGTTGAAACCGATCAGGTGCTGCGGTGTGGGCTCAAAGCCCTCGGCCGGCCATTCGGTGATCGGAATGGCGCTGGGGCTGTTGCCAGGATCGTTGTAGAAGATATGGGTGCCCGGGCTGAACTCCACTGCTGGGCAATCAACCTGGGCGTCTTCTGAATTGAGGGTGAAGTAGCTCTTGCTGGTGGCGAGGATGATCTCAATCGCCACCCGGTTGATGGTGCGGAACGGGCGTTGCTTGCTGTAGCCGCAGGTGAGGCGCTGATTTTCCAGGCGCCTGAGCTTGGCCTGGATCTTGGCGGCATCGCTGGCGCCGGCCGGCTCCTCAAACCAGTTGTAGGACCCACCCACGAACTGGTCAGTGCCGATGTAGGGGTTGACGTAGATCGTGAAGGGGCTGTTGAGCGGATCGGCCGGCTCGGTGTTGCCCGGGGCGATGTTGGCGTTGCCCACCAGCTGCAGCAGAGCATCCACCACCGCCGAGAGCTGGTCCTTTGCCCGCAGCTGGCCACCAGCACCCACGGCGTTGCGGATGCCGGCCAGGGCGTTCGCGATGCTGATCCGAGCCATCTTCCGCTGCTTCTGCCCGCAGGCTAGGCAGGCTCCATCTCTGACAAGGGATGAGTTCGATCAGCAATGACGAAGCGCACGTCGCCGATCGCGGCGAACTGGCCGGTGATCTTCATCGTGTCGCCGGCCTGGGCCGACAGCCGGGTTTTGAAGAGGGCGATGTCGAGCTCATAGAAGAGGCACTCCTCGCGGATGAACTCGTGGCCATTGGAGTGGCCCCGCGGGCCATCGGCCACCAGCAGGCGGATCGTGGCGGTGCTGCCGTGCCGGCTGAGCTGCTGCAGCCTGAGCATCGCGGCGCTGGAGCTGACACCAGGGCTGTAGGTGTTGCTCACCTCGCCGGAGAACGAACCAGCGCCTGAGGCCTGGCTGGCGATCACCGACCCGAAGGCCTCGCCGATCGCGCCGTGGTCAAGCATGCCGGCATCGTTCTCCAGGTCCCAGGCGGAGAGATCAGCCTGCCGTTTCCAGCCTCGCTCGTCCGCATCAGCGCCGGCCTCCTTGACCACCGCCGGCAGGGCCGGCACCAGATCGGCCAGCAGGCTCTCGGGCTCCTGCGGCCGGGGCAGGGCCAGGGCCAGGGCGAGCAGGGCCTCGGCGTAGCCGCTGCGGGTGCTGGCGACGCTGAGAATCAGCCGATCAAAGCCCACCAGCCGCAGCGGCAGCCGGCTGAGCTCACCGCCGTTCACGGCAGACACCTCCAGGCTGTAGAAGGTGCTCCGCTCCAGCGCATCGCGGTGGATGAACACCGTGGCCTGCTGGGCAAAGCCCACCGTGCCGGCATGCTCCCAGAACGTGGCATTGTCGTCAGGACCCCAGAACGGGGCATCGGCGCCGAGCCGGTGCGCGGTGGCCGGGCCGCCGGAGGCTGCATCCCCCCAACACGTGTGGCCATCGGGGCAGTTGGCGTAGCCAGTGCCGAGCACGTCGATCGGCAGGCCCAGGGGGGCGGTGAGCAGCACCTGGTCGCCGTTGAGATAGCCGGGCTCCTCCAGCCGCAGGCGCACCACGCTGGCGGGCGCATCGATCACCGCATCGGTGAGCACCACCGCAGGCGGCCAGCTGCGGCTGAGAGTGAGGGTGCCGATCGTGCCGTCGATCGCCATCGATCAGAAGCGACCGCTCATGTCGCCGTTCACCCGCATGCTGAGGGAGCAGGCGATCAATTCCCGCACCCGCACGGGGGCACCAAGCGAGGCCGTGAGCACCTCCATCGTGAAGTCGCCACGGCTGGATCCGCGGCGGGTGACGATGCGCAGGGTGTCGAGGGCCTCGTTGTCGTCCCAGATGCTGTTGGCCATTGCGCACGCGGCGCCATTGTCCGGGTCGTAGAGGAAGGTGCAGCTCAGCTGCGTGGACCGCACCCCCTTGGCCACGGTGCCCGCGGTTTGGCCGATGCCTGTGGTTTCAAGCTCATCGCGGGAGACCGTGGGCGTCACATCCGTAATCTTCCCCACCAGCGAGCCATTCCAGTACACATCGCTCTGGGTCGTGTTCCTGACGCCCATTCCTGGTCGGGTTCATACCTCCTCAGGAGGCTAGGCAGGGCCGGGTCTATGGGCTGTTCTGCAGCCGGGCCTGCAGCTGCACCGGCAGGTTGCAGCGGCGGCGATACACCAGGCTCTGCTGCGGCGTCGGCGCATCCTGCCCCACCGGCCAGAACCACTGCAGGCCCGCACCGGTGGTGACCGACTGGATGAAGGCCCGATCGGCGCTCGAGTAGCCGGCAAACAGGATGTCGGGCAGATCCAGGGCCAGCACGCCCGAATAGCTGGCGTGGAAGCTGGCGAGGATCAAGGTGGCGGCGTCCGTGCGGATATTGCTGAACTCCAGATCAAACACCCCTCGCACCGCCACCGTGCCCCAGAGGCGCTGGTCTTCAAAGCCGGCCTCGCTCATCGCGCTGGTCACCGGATGACGGGGCATGGTGAATCGAAAGCCCGTGGGTTCGATGGCAGGGAAGGGGATGCCCATCAGCCGCGGATAACCCACGCACTCGGCGAATCCCAATCTAGGGAGAGCAACTGGCGGCCTTGCTCGTTGGTGGGCATGAGCACCGCCTCGATCTTCTGCCGGCCGTCATCGGTGGGTGTGACGCGCATCACCCGGAATGTCCGCACCTGGGGAGGTGCCGTGCGGGTCCACTGGGTGCCCAGCAGGTTGCCGCGGGTGCCGCCGCCGCTCACCGTCAGCGTTTGGATGGTGGGCCCTGGCGCTGTGGTGCCATCCCAGGCCAGCACCTGGTAACTGCCGTCCTCAAGCGGTTCGGAGGCCACCAGGGTGCCATCGGGCAACACCGCGCCGTTAGACCAGAGATCGTTGAGCTCCTCGTCGTAGGCCACGGCAATGTGGTCCTCCGGAGCAATCGGCCGCAGCATCCCCGCGTAGGTGGTCTCAAAACTGATCGGGTCTCCCACCAGCCGCCGCCAGCGGATCAGCAGTTTGGCCGCGTCGATCAGGTGCCAGCGATTGGTGCAGCTGGCCTTCATATCCAGCGGCTCCACAGGGTCGCTGTCGCTGGCGGAGGCCTCGCGGATCGTGATCTCCCGCACGGTACTGAACACCCCGGGGGAGAGCAGGTCGTCATTGCTGCGCTCCTCCCGGTACAGCCCGCTCACCTGGATGGGTCGCCGCTGGTCGTCGTCGCTGGTCGTCGACTGGAAGGTGCCCTTCTTGATGTTGGCAGCGGTGAACAGGTCAACGATCGGCACCGGCTCGAACGACAGCGCCGGCTTGAAATAGAACTGGCCATTCAGCTCATAGAAGGCGAGAAGGTGCAGGCTGGCCTGGTCTGCCGCCCACTGCCGCAGGTTCTCCGGCTCCGGCAGGGTGCCATCAAAGAAGTACCGCCGCTCGAAGCACCACTGCGCCGCGGCCAGGAAACTGGCGGTGTTGATCTGCTCGGCGCTCACGTCCTGGCCAGCGCCAAATCTCTCGCTTAAAGCCAGCCGGGAGAAGATGTCGGGCAGCAGATGGGTGGGGCCACTGCTGGCCTCGATGTAGCGGGGGCAGATGTGGCCGCCGATGATCTGGGCCGACAGCTGGCTCACGCTCTGGAACTCCAGTGCCGAGCGGATGCTCTGCCCCACCAGGGCAATGTTCTGGTAGGTGGGTGCGGTGGAGTTGGTCTGGATGATGTTCACGAAACCGATCTCGTGCTCCGGCCCCTGGCTGGCGGTGGTCTGGATCTCGTCGTAGATGAAGGCCTCCGCCAGCTTCCCCCACGGATCGGTGAGGGCCTCGCCATCGCTCCAACCCAGCCCCAGATCGGTTTTGCCGAGGATGATCGTGCCGGCCCAGTTGGTGGTGGGGCCCCTGGTCTGCGTGGCGGTGATCTCACCACTCCCCAGGCTGGTGATGGTGACGGGACTACCGCCAGCGGTGAGGCCGAGAGTGAACTCCGTCTCCGCCGTTTTGCTCACCACCACATAGGTGGTGGAGGTGTCGAGACCCCCAGGCAGCGTGCCGGTGGTGGAGAGTTTGACTTCGGTGCCCAGTCGCGGTGGCGGCTCCCCGTCTTCAACCATCGCGAAGCGGTTGTAGTCGAGGCTGTAGGGATCGGCAGGGGCGATCTGAACTTTGAAGCTGCGCCTGGCGATCACCGGAAAAGGAGCAGAACCCCCGGGGTTGCCATTGGCCAAGGTGATCGGTTCCTCGGCCTCGTAACCGCTCCCTGGTTTGGTGACCGTGATGTGGGAGCTGTTGAAGCCACCGCCGCTCGGCACGGTGACCGTGACCCGGCCGCCCAGGTCGATGCCGCCCTGCAACACCTGCACATTGGTGTAGACGCCGGGCGTCGCCCCGACAGCCGCGGTGGTGGTGGTAACGCCGGCCAGGGAGCTGCGCAGATCCGGTTCGATCGAGCTGAGAGCAAAGCGCTGCTGGGAGCGCTCAAACGGCGCCTTGCCCAGGTAGCGCACCGTGCAGCCGCCATCCACAACAGTCCGCAGCGTGGTCATTCGGCTGTCGAGCACAGCCAGCAGGCCCGTGGCGGTGCCGGAGCGAATCTCCCAGCCGCTGAGCGGTTCCATTCGGATCTGCGCGCAGCGTGCACCGGCGGGCAGCTCCAGCTGCAGCGCATTGGTCTGGGCCTGTTGCGTCAGCCCGCGCACGCCATAGATGGTGGGCAACTCCACAAACGCCGCCTGGCCCTCGGGGCGATAGCTGAGGCGAACGAAGGCGTAGCGCTCCTCGGGGACATTGATGACTGCACCCTGGAACTGGGAAACCTTGAGCTTCTCGCCCGCCTTCAGCGTTTCACCTTCTCGCTCCCCACCGGCAAGGCGGTTGATCTCCCGCAGGGTGGGGCACTTGCGCAGGTTGGCGAAGCCGCTGGCCCGGATCCCCAGGGTGCTGCGAAGACCAATCTCGATCATGCGCGCGGGTTTGGTCAGGGTGAAGTCGGCAATGGCGCAGCGATGGAGGTGCGGGCGGCTGGTGCCCGTTTCGTAGCGGGGGCCGGAATCCATAGCGGCCCAGTCCCACTCCTGGTCAGGGCCCACCTGTTCGGGATACTGCTTGGTGCCAGTGCCGGCCGGATCAATCTTTGAGTCGGGCGTCACGTAGACGGTGCCGGCGCGCACCACCCGGAAACGGGCGGTGATGTTCTGGCCATCACCCACCGGCTCGTTGTCGGCGTTGGAGAGGAAGCTGGCATCGGACGGTGTGCGCTGCTCCAGCACCGCCAGAGCGCTGCCGGCCTTGAACAGCTCCCCCACCCGCAGGGCATCATCAGCACTGCGCTGGCGTGCGCTGATCGCCGCGGCCACATCCGAGCAGGTTTCGGTGTGCTTGACCTTGCTGTCGGTGTTGTCTTTGTCGAACTTCAGCTTGGTGTTGGCATCGCTGCTTTTGGAGAGCAGGTAGTCGAAGGTGGCACCGACGGGCAGTGCGGCCATTCCACTGGTGACACCGGTTGAGGTGGCGACCACGCCGCTGCGGCCGGACCACATGCGCTTGGCCTTCCAGATCGATCCCAGTGCCACCGGATCATCGACCGGATCGATCCGCTGGTCGCCGCTGGTGCCCCGTGGTTTGGTGGTGATCTGCCGGGTGGGCTGTAGCTGGGGATTGACCCGCAGGCCAAGGCCATTGCCGATGGTGGCGTAGAGCCCGCAGGCGGTGGAGCTGCTGGGGCGAGCGGTTGCGCAGGCATCGGGGCGGATCACACCGCCAGTGCTGCGCACCTGGAAGACATCGGCGCCGCCGGCGTTCTCCATGTTGCCGCTGTCGTTGGCGGCAAGGCGGCCGGCAATGCGATCGGTGGAGCGGATCCGCCCGCCACCCAGGCGGCTGTAGATGGTGACGCGGGCGGCGGCCTCATTGGCGCCGGCGGTGCCGAGGTCGTAGGAGCGGAGGGGGTTGTTGCCGATGGCAAAGCCATCCGGATCGATCTCCGCCATCGGGCCCTCGCCCAGCATGTAGACCCCGCGGAAGAGCTGGCCGCCGTCAACGGCGACCAGTTGGGACCAGAGGAGCTCCAGATCGACGCGGCAGCCGCCGTACCAGCCAGCAGGCCGGCCATTCAGGGCCGGCAGGTATTCGCGCCGGGCAAAGGTGATGGGAATGACGCTGCCGAGCCGCGCCACCTCCTGGGTGGAGTCGAAGCCGGGCCGTGGGGCGTAACGCGCGCCACTGGTGATGTTGTCAGCCCGGTCGGCCTTGGTGATGAACCGTCCGGGCCGCCTGGGCTTGGGTGCCAGCAGGGTGGACAGCACCGTGTAGCCCACCGAGAGGATGGTGGTGACCAGCGAGATGATCGCCATCGTGGCTGCGGGGGTTGGTCCGCAGGTGGCGAGGGGCGGGTTGCGTTCCATCTCGATCGCCGCGGCCTGCTGCCGTTCGATCTGGTAGCGCAGCAGCTGGTCTTCGCTCCAACCGAGCAGTTCCGCCAGGTAGGCGTCGCCAGGGAGGGGTCGGGGGTGGCGCGTCACAGGATCAGGATGGGCGCGGTGGTCGAGGGGGGCGGCGGCAGGAAGTGAAACCAGCGCCGCACCTGGCAGGCCGCCAACGGCCGCCAGTGCACGCCCTGGCCCTGGCAGGTGGTGAGGATTCCACCGGCCACGCACACTCCCAGCGCAATCGGTTCACCGCCAGTGAGCAGCGCCACATCGAGGTGCATGCCGCCGGGCACCGGGGTGGAGACGGCGGCGAGCTCCTCGAGCAGTGGCCCCCAGCGGCACCGGCCAGCTGCCTGATACCACTCCCGCTTGATCAGCGGCGGGCGGGGGGCGTCATAGAGGCCCAGCACGGCGATGGTGAGGCGCAGGCAGTCGGTGGCGCCATGGCGATCGGGATCTCCACCCCAGCGGTAGGGGAGGCCCATGTACCGCACCCAGGGAGCGGTCTGTGAGGCGTTGGCTGAGGCGTTGGGCATCATGCGATGAAGATGGAGCCAGTGTCTGGCAGCTGGCCCACCAGCTCTGTTGTGAGGCGGCGGCGGGGCGCATCACCACGGATGGCATCCAGCGGTGATGTGAGGGTGACCTTGATGTACTCGCGCCGCTCGATCGGGCCAAGCCGCCAGAGGTGCCGGGACAGCAGGCGGACATCGGTGCCGGCGGCCACATCGCAGAGCACCACATCGGCGCGAAGTTTCCAGCGGTTGGCGCGGGCCTCGGCGAGGACATTCAGCGCCAGCTGGTTGCGGTTCATCGCCAGCCGGCCCTCGGAGCGATCACCACCGCGGGCACCGGCCGAATCGGAGATCCGGAAACCCATCGAGGTATGCGGCCGGCCGTCGTAGGTGCGGGTCTGGCCAGTGAAGAGGTTCTGCCAGGCGTAACCGGGCACCGGCGCGCCATTGGCCTGGAAGGAGATGTAGGCACAGATGGCGATCATCAACCCAGGCCCACGCTGCGCTGGATGGAGGGGTTGTTGCGCAGGTCGTTGTAGACCGCATCGCGGCTGGCTGCAGCGGCTGCGGCGGCGGCCTGGTGCACCTGCTCAACCGTGGCGTATTCCACGCCGTTGATCACCGTTGTCTCCACCTTGAGCCGCAGCGCCTTGGAGGGGGCCATGGCGCTGGGGGGGGCGCCACCAGGGCCAGACCCTGCCATGCCACCCCCGGCAGGAGATGACTTGAGGAAGGGAATCGGCGGCGCGGCTCGGCCGCCAGCACTCTGGTTGGGCCCGGGGGCCATGAAGGGGATGCCGAGCGAATCGCCACCACCGTCCGCCACCTCAGCGCCGCCGCCTGGGCTGCGCTGGAACGGCACTCCCAACGCTTTGGTGAGCGCCCGGTTGCTGTAGACCTTGCCGCCGGCCTTGTTGAACCGCACGATCTCCGCATTTTTCTCGCCCACCAGGTAGTCGAGGCCGTACTGGATATCCCCCCCACCTGCAAAGCCCGGGGTGTAGCTCAGACCCATGCTGCCCACGTCCAGCATGGGGCCAGCAACGAAATCAGGGCCCGAAATCACGCTGTCGAAAGCAAACCCAGAAGCCAGATCCAGGCCCCCACCGAGGCCAGCAAAGCCGCTGATCAGGCTGGGGATCTTGCTGGCCAAGGTGCCCCACACATTGGCGCTGTCGCCCACGGCCGCAGCGCCGGATGCACCGGCTGCCGCTGCCACCGCTGCACCAGCATTCGCCACCTGCACCGCCGCGGCCTGGTGGGCGCTTGCAGCGTTCTGGTGCGCCGCTGCGGCCATCTGCAGTGCTCTGCCCTGGATGTCGATCCCGGTGAAAGCCTTCACGATCCCGCCCTGCAGCTGGGACAGCAGCGGGTTGAGGAGTGCGTCCAGCGTGGCCTGCATCAGCGTCTGCCCCGCCTGCGCCAGCGCGCTGCTCACCGCTGCCTTCACATCACCTCCAGTGAGCAGGGCCTGCAGGGCACCGGAAATGGAGCCGCTGATGCTGCCGCTCACCGCGTCGCCGGTGGAGATCGCCAGCCGACCCTCAGGAGTTCGCATCACCTCGGCAGTGAGCTGGGCCTTTGTTCTCTCGTAGGCCAGCTGTGCGCGCTCTGCCAGCTGCTGCTCGGTGAGGTTTTCTTCCTTCACGCTGAACAGGTTGTCCAGATCCTTGATGGCCTGGGTGAGGTCTTCCATCTGCTTGCCCAGCCGCGTTTCGGCAGAATCCACGTCCTTGAGGCTCTGCTGCAGCGCTTCTGCCTGGTTGGCGGTGCTGGGTGCCACAACGCCCCCGACGGCGGCAACGGTGCTGGCAACTGAGCCAGCAGCAGGCAGGAACTTGCGGGCCTCCAGCTGGATGGCATCCGCTTGTGCCTGAGATCCCCCAGGGAGAGATGGCCAGGTTCCTTGACGCAGGATCGCGTCGGCCTGATCAAACCTGCCGGCCGCAATGTGGTCATAGGCAACAGGGCGGTGCTTTTTGATCCATGCCGCCACGGCTTTTGCTGACTCAGCATAGTTTGCTGATCGCGAGTTCATCCCACCTGATGCAGCGGTCGCCTCTTGATGGAAGGCATTCTTGGTTTGGAAATATCCCTGTGCGCCGCTGCCTTCTGCGTTGGGCACGTTTCTGATTCGTGTCTCCAGGTAGCTGAGTCGCTTCAAATAGCCCGCCAGGTTTGCCTCCGCAGGCGCCGCCGGCAGGATCGGCGCAGGAGGGGCACCGACACTGGAACCACCGGCCTGGCCCTGCACCTTCCCTGTAACCAGAAGGTCAGCACTGCGACGGGCGGCCGCTGTTTCTGCATTGCGCTGCAGAGCCCCATTTGTTCCTGGGCTATTGATGTCAACACTGTTATGTGGGCCAGACGTGCGGCCTGAAGCATCAAAGCGGCCCAGCACCTGGCCCCCGACCACTTGCTGGCCGACTTTCACTAATGCCGTCATGTGGCTATAGGTAGCCTCTAGCTTGTTGCCGAGATCGTCAATGAACTCAATAACTGTGTAGTTTCCGTTGTTGCCTGCTCTGCTTATTTCGGTCACCACGCCATTGTGGTAGCTGAAGATTTCGTTGTTTCGCCCTACTGGCATGTCTGCCCCGTTTTGCCCGGAGGCATCCAGCCGGCCAGTGATGGAGCCCGGAAGCCGTGCAACCCCTGCCAGCGCTGGCACGCTGCTGGACCCTGCCAGCCGTGGGGCGATCTCATCCTTCATCTGGCCCAGCCTGAGCCGGCCCAGCTCTGCCGTCAGTCTCGCTCTTTCGATGGCTATATCAACCTTCTGCCGTTCCATCGCTATTTTTTCGCTTCGCAGTTTGATTTCCTCAATCTTGTGCTGCACCTCCAGCTGCTTCTGCGCCAGCTGGTGCTCGCGGGCCATCTGCTGTTCCTTGGCGTCGAACAGCCGTTGCTGCACCGCCGCCGCTGATTCCATCCCGCTCACGCCGGCCGCGGCCGCTGCGATCTGTGCCTCGATCACCGCCGCAGTGCCGCCGCCGCTGCGGGCCCGGTCCTGCAGCTCCTGCACTTCCGCAAGGCGCTCGGCGGCCTGCACCGCGGCTTTCTCGCGCGTCATGGCCAACTCGGCCTGGGCCTCCTCCAGCCGGCGCTGGCGCTCGAGGAGGGTGTTCTGCCGGTTGATCTCTTCGCTCTGGTCCTCCAGCTCTCGCCGCTTGGCGTTCTCCTTGTTGACGATCTCGTCGAGCATGTTCGAGATGTTCTGCTCCGCCTCGCTGATCTCGGCCAGCAGCTGCTGCTGCTCACGGGTGTACTGGGCCTGCTGGCCCTGGATGTCGAGCTGCTGCTCCTGCAGACCCAGGCGCTGTGCCTCCAGGCCGTTGATGGTGCCCAGCTGGCCCTCGGCCTCGAATGCCAGCTGCACGGCCCGCCGGCTGCCCTCCAGCTTGGCGTTGATGCGGGTCAGCTCGGCAGCATTGATGCTGAGCAGCTCTTGATTCTTGCCCCATTCCGCGCTGTAGAGGGGGGTGTTTTTCTGACTGCGCAGCAAGGCGTCGCGCTCCTTCTGCGCTTTCACCTGTTCGGCTGTAGCCTCAGCCAGCTGGATCTTGAGCTGCTCCTGCTGAATCTTGATCTGCTTCTCCTGGATCAGCATCTGCCGCTGCTGCAGCTCCCTCTCGGTCTGGAGGATCCCCCGCCGCTCGGCAATCGCTTCTTTCTCCTGCCTGAGCTTCAGGTCAGCCAGGCGGGCCTCTGCAGTGGCCTTGGCCTCCGGGCTGAAAGCCACCTGCACGCCCAGCTCGTAGCCACGAGCCTCCAGGGCGCGGCGAGAAGCGGCAACAGCGCTCATTGCCTCGGCAACTTCCCGCTGCTTGTTCATCAGGGTGAGGCCCTGCTCCAGCGCCTTGATTTCGTTCTGATAGGCCTTCTGCTTGATCTCTGACCACTCCTTGGAGATGTTCAACGCCCGGGTTGCCCCCGATCCAAGTCGCTGTTCTCTGGCTTCAATCCGCTCCAACACATCAGCCGGCAGTTGGAGGCTGCGCAGCTCCACTGGCTCGGCAAGGTTGGTTTGCCGGTTGAAGTTCTCTCTGAAGTTGAGCTGGGCTTCCTGAATCTCCTTCTCTGATGCACCGTCTGCCGTCATTGCGGCGCGCATCGTGAACAGTCGAAAGTTCAGCACTGCTTGCGCCCACTTCTTGTTAAAGCTGTCGATTGCTTTGCCGGCGGTTTCCGCGCCTTCTATCAGTCTGTCAAAAAATGTATTGACGCCATCAACATCAGCGTCGCCACTGGCGTTAAACAGCGCCTTGATCGGAGAGATTGCTCCACCGATTAGATTGGCGATGTTTTCCCACCCCTTGGCAATCAATTCGACAAATCTGGCGATTGTAACCAGGACCGGTTGAAGGACAAAACCCAGCGCGGCCGTGGCCACACCTACGACATCCATGATCACTCGACCGACCGATGAGGCGATGGCACCGATGGATGTCAGAACTGAGATAACGGGGCCAAACACCTTGATGATCGGCCCAACAGCCTCGGCGATGCTCTTAAAGAACCCACTGAAGCTGCCCTGCAGATTCTTGAAGGTCACCAGGATGGTCTGCATCATGCTCGCCGTGTCTCGCTCCAGGGGTTGGCCTGCCTCGGAGGAGATTGCCTGGTTCACATCGTCAAAGTTGCTCTTCACGTTTTCGAGGCTCAGCGCCAGCACCTTCTGGCCCTCGTAGAGCTTCTCCAACTTCCCCATCAGAAAGTCGTAGTAAGTGCCCTTGGCTTGCTGCTGTCGCACGTCGTCGTTCGTGATGCCTAGCTTTTTGGCCAGCATCGCATCAGGTCCGATATTCCCCATCAGCAGAGCGTTTGCCTCCTGCCGCAGTTGGAAAGTAGGGATATTGAGAGTGTTCATACCGGCGGCCAGCCTGGTGGCCAGCTTGGCCGAGTTTTCCATGGTGCCCTTTTCCCCTAGCGCACTGACGTTCTGGAGGATGATGTTGAAGCCGTCGTAGATCTCGCTGGCGGTGGCACCGCTGATGTTGGCCACCTCCTTCTGGATACCCTGGTATTCCTTCAGGATCGCACCGCGCACCATCTGCATCTGGCGGGCGGTGCCTTCCACCAACTTCCCGTCGGGCCCGAGGATCGCAAACGACTGCGCCGCGAAGATCCCCGCCTCCGCCACCTGCTTGTTGAGCCGGCCGGCCTCAGCCGAAAGCTGCTGCAGCGGGGCCAGCACGGCGTTGACCGCGCCCTGCAGCCCCCCGAAAATCGCCTGCAAGCCAGTGGCGGCCAGGCCCAACTGGCCCAGGATCGGTATCGCCCTGCCGGCCATCCCAAGCATCCCGGCCAGGGCATTGGTCGCGCCACCAAAGCCACCGCTGCCGCCAGCTGCTGCTGCCGCCTGGCTGGCGCCGCGCAGCTGCTGCGAGAGCATGGTGAAGGCCTCGCCATCGCCCTGCACGCCGCGGCGCAAGGCCTCCATGGTTGCGGCCAGGCCTTGATAGCCGCGCTGCGTTTCCGGCGGCGGCGGCTTGGGGGCCGGGATATTTGGAGCCGGGATATTCGCGCCCCGCTTCTCCATCTCGGCGATCACCGCCCGCATGCGCGCCAGGTCGCGCTCCAGCGGCTGCATGTCGCCGCGCAGGGTCAGCGTGGCTGTGCCCAGGCTGTATTCGCCGCCGCCGCCGCTCTGCGTCAAACCGGATCATCACCGCTTGGCGTCAGTCTGGCGCCGGGCTGGTCAGTAGCCAGAGCGCTGCAGCTCCTCGTGGGCCACCACCAGCACCCTCGGCGGCATCTGGTTGTTGGTGAGCAGCCAGCGGATCGTGGCGGCCGTCTCCTGGGTGATGCGGGCGTTCTTGCCCGGGGCGTCGGTGAGCCTGAACGGCAGGAACTGCTCCTCGCTGCGGCCCTTGTTGCCCAGGCCTGGGAAGGCAGCGATCTCCACCATCGAGGCCAGCCGCGCCATGGTGGTGCTGAGCTCGTTGGTGCGCTTGGCCTTCTCCTTCAGGGCCCAGGCGTAGGCCTTGAGCACCGCATCCACCGGCTGATAGGCAAACCGCTCGGCATGCCAGCGGGGATCCTGCGTCAGCCCGCTGGTGAGGATCAGCTGGATCTCGTCCCAGTCGGTGGGGGCAGTCTTGAGGTAGGCCTCTACGCGGGCGCGGTGCTCGTCGCGGCTGAGCTGTTCTTCCGGCCTCGGGGCTTCGGCGCCGTCTTCGGCGCCGGCGGCTTTCCCCCCGCCGTCATCGCCGCCTTCTCATCGATCAGGAACTGCTGCAGCTCGTTGATCAGATCGGCCGGCATTTTTCTGGTGTCGTCCACGCTCCAGGTGGCCGGCTCCAGCTTCACCCAGTCCTGGGTGTCGGGGTCGAGGTAGTCGCCGCGGCCGATCAGCAGGGTGGTGACGAGGACCTTCTTCTGATCGTCCATGGTGGCCTGGGACGAGAGGAAGGTGATCAGCCGCTGCGGGTCGGAGTTGAGCAGCCCGAAGGCTTGCAGGGTGCCCTGCAGCGAATCCGGATCGTTGGGGTTGGCCACCCTGGAGAGATCTTGGATCAGCTTGTCCACCTCCTCGATGGGCATGCCGGTGTCTTTGGCGATGCCATCGGCCAGGCGGTAGAAGCTGCCGAGGGAAACGCAGCGCTCCCGGTCGTGCTGTTCCATCAGCTCCGCTTCCCCCTGGAGCACCTTGCCATAGACGGCGAGGCGGAACACACCGCCGATGATCTTGTGGCCGAGGCGGATCGACGCCAGAAGGCGACTGGCTACGGTGCCCGCTGGAACGGTCATGTGAGAGGCCGGATGGCCGCACGGATCTGGAAGCCAACGTAGCGCTGGCCCTGGTTCAGGACATCCTCCGGCAGGGTCAGCCAGAACTCAGCGCCGCCCTGGGGCGGGGTGACGAGCACCTCGGCATCAGTGGCGCCGGCCTCCACCACCAGCATGCCCACCGTGAGCTCGCTGGGGGTGTCGGGCCCCCGGCAGTCGATCGCCACCACGTTCTGCATGGGGGTGAGCAGCAGGCGGTGGAACATGGGTCTGGGCCGGGGCAGATACAGCAAAGCCCCAGCCGAAGCCGGGGCCTGCCTGCATCATGGCGATGACTTGGCCCGATGCCGAAACAGAGCGGGAACTGCGACAGGATACCGTGCTCATTCCTGCCGGCGCAGATCATCCTGAGCAGCCTCGGCCATGGCTGCTCCAAAGGCGTTGATTGCAGCGGTTGCCCGCTGGACAACAGGCATCAGGGCCTTGGCCATGGCGATCCCGGCTTGCTGGATTGCGGCAACGGCCTGGGCCAGTTGCGTTGGAGTTGGCGGCTTGTAGGGCCACCAGCGATCCCAACGAACATCGCCCCAGGTGTCTTCATCGCCGTTGCTCCAAGCGATCCGGCCGATCCGGCCGCCAGTGGGGGTGAAAGAGAAGAATGTGGTCATGGGGAGTTGCGAGGGAACGGATCGGACGGATCGGGGGGATGTGGCCCGGGACTGCCCGGGCCCTGCTGCAGGGAAGCTCAGAGCTTCTGGAACAGCCAGCTGGCGCAGCCCGGCGGGTAGACGCTGCACTGCTTGCCGGCGGAGAGCTTGCCGCGGCCGATGAGGCGCCAGCCGTTGCGTTCGGCACCGATCGAGCGGGCGGCGGCCCACTTGTTGATGCTGTGGGCATCGAGGCCCAGCAGGTGGGCCAGCTCGGGGCCGGTGATCAGATCGCTGGGGCGGTAGCCGCCCTGCTGCTGCGCAGGCTGTGGGGGGCGCGCCTGGTGGTGTTGGGGCCGCGGGGCCGGGGCCGGCGTGGAGGGTGCGGGCCTCGGCGGCCGGGGCGGGGCGGCCACCGCTGCCATGGCAGCCAGACTCCGCCGACTTGGCCGCAGCGGCATGGTGGGATGCTGCCAGACGAGCTCTGTCCAGTCGCGGTTGCTGCAGGCCTGCCAGAACATGCGCAGGCTCAGGCAGTTGTGCAGCTCCGTGAGCTGCTTCCGCTGTCGCCAGAGCTGATCAGCCACGAAGTCATGCGGCTGCGCAACGGCAGGCGCTCCCACCGGTTCGTTAGCTGGCCGGACCCTGACATGCAGCTCGGTGCCGATCCGTTCGATCGTCACCATCGGCAGCGTGGTCGCGGGGGACGGCTCGGCGGCGATCCTGGGGGTGACGCCCTCCAGGAACCAGCCGTCCATCCACACGGCAAAGGCGGGGCTGATCCAGCGGGCCAGGTCGACGGCGATGCGGGGGTGAACCCAGGTGCCGCGCAGGTGGTTCGGGCCTGTGGTGATGGTCTGGATGGGGTTGGCTGGATTTCCAGCCGACCCCAGAGCCTTTGTCAGCGCTGCGATGTAGGCCTGTGTGCGGTCGTTCTGGTGGTAGTTCTTCCAGAGCTTGCCGTTGGCCTTGCACATGGCCGTGGCGTTCACGTAGCCGTCGGTCGGTCGGCGCTGGATCTCCACACCGTTCCAGGTGCGCGACTCCAGCCCCAGGGGGGTGAGGGTGCTGTTCATCAATGGCTCCCGCTCGAAGCGGGCTGATCGGGTGCCCAGTGCTGCCACTGGGTCCCGACAGCGTACATCAGTTCATCTGTCAAGGGGTGGCGGGTGGGGCCTCCAGTACCGAGCCCGAACGGCGCCCGATCGCACCGCTCCCGGCGCCCAGCCTTGCGGGGAGGGCCGACCCCACCCACCAGTGCAACGGTAAACGGAGCGAGGACAAGGGGGGCAGGCCTGAAGCACTGTGCTGAGCATCACAGGCCAGGCATCGTGACGTTCCGTGAACCGTCACAGCCTTTCCCATACTGTCAACCCTGCGAGGTTTACACTATGGGCATCGGGGGGAGAGAGCCCCTGAGCAAATTCTCATCCCACCGCACCGCCCACCATGTATTTCATCATTGCTCCCGCCGCAGTCCGTCGCGGCGGCTGGCACTGGCGCCGGCAATTTGGCCCTGTTGTGTTCGGGGTTCACAGAAACGGAAATCTCAGCGCTGATGGTGCTGCCATACAGGCCTGGGTCCGGCTGCCGATCAGTTCTTGACCCCCCCCATGCCCCCTACCTACACCACCTGCTGCGCCCCCAACTGCACCCGCCTGGCCCTCGGCTCCACCGCTCCCTGGTGCCACAAGTGCTGGCGCCGCCACACCGAAGAAGGCAGGCGCTGGGCGGCAGAGCAGACGGCCGCAAGCAGGGCCCGCCGCAAACGCAGCGCCGCTGCCTCATGAAATACGGCACAGACCATTTCTTTTGTCATCTGATCATGTCAGACCCCTGCAGTCTCTATCACGGTTTCAAGCGCATTAACGAGCACGGCTGTAACGTGCAAGTCAACGGCTGTTTGTACAACGTTGACAATCCAGACGATTTTTTTGCAGTTGTCTGGGCCTGTTTTAATCTTCCCCGTCGCTTGACTCGCGGCGAATACGAACTGCAATGTCGGACGCTTGGCGTCAGTCCTTTATCCGATAAGGACACTCAAAGGTTTTTTCATGGTTCGTGGGATCTAGGCACATACTTTGCCACGGCTAAACTCAGAAAAAACTACGGCATACCCAATACGCTGCATCAAATTCGTGCTTATACGCTGAAAGACGAGCAAGCGCAAGTCTCTACGCCTATTGCCGAGTTTGTTGTCAAGCCGCCGGCAATGGAAGGTGAGCTGTGGGAACCCTGCGAAGTCTGCAATGAGCAGCCAGTGCACATGCCGTTGCATCTGTGCAGGGCTTGCTGGCCTACCGCCTAATTCTCATGCCTGAGCCCGTTTTCACCACCTGCTGCGGTCCCGGCTGCACCCGCCTGGCCCTTGGCCGCCCGGCTCCCTGATGTCACAAGTGCTGGCGCCGCCACACCGAGGAGGGCCGGCATTGGGCCGCAGAGCAGACAGCCGCCAGCAGGGCCCGCCGCAAGCTCAGCGCCGCTGCTCCATTAAAATCTTAGTAGATGTCGGAGATGTACCGCTCGGGAGACGAAGGCTTTTAGCCTCTCAGGATTGCGTTAAAGTCTTCTATTGCCTCCCTCATGCTTGGGTCTTCGCCTGGGTCATAGAATCTCTGTGTGGGTGGTTTCTTGTCGAGTTCCGTTGTTTTGCGGAATGCCGCAAAGTTTTCATTGTGCTGGATGAGGTCTTTTAGGTTGCTTCGCTCTGTGTAGCCAGTGTAATAACCCAGTTTGTAGGCGTTCTGGAAGCTCGGCTGGGCTGCTGTTTGGCCTGCATACGGCTTGCCCATGGCGAGATCAAGTGCACCTTGCCCCTTGCCTAATAAATAGGGTTCTGTTGAACGGAGGAGCCTGGAAGCGTAGTCACGTTTTTTGAGGCCAAAGCTCTTGCCCAAGCGTGTTTTGTTGACATCAAACGCGGCAAGCTCCTTGGCATATTCTTCTTCGGTACGGATCCTGATTTTCTTTTTATCATTGGCGGTGAGCCTATAAACGCCTGGCACGGGAGATTCTGTGCGAACTCTGGTGCTCCGCAAACTAACCGCTTTCTGGCTGCGCCTTGCTGCGATAGCCCCGGCCATTTCCCCAGCCTCCCTGGCCTTGAGCGTGCCGATGCCCCGCTGGCTGGAGGGGCCCCCTGCGGCCAGGGCCATGAGGCGCTTCAGGCGCTCTTTCCCGATCGCCGATCCGGGACTGCTCCTGCACTCCTTTTGCAGGCTGATGCACGTTGCCCCGCACCCATAGCCAGTGGAGCACTTCCGCTTGAGGGCATCGATCCGCAGCTGCAGGCTGTCGGCTCGGTTCATCTCTCGTCTCCTTTTGCAGAAAGGGGCCCCGCAGGGCCCCCATGGTTGCTGTCAGCCGCGGCCTGGTGATCAGGCTCAGGCGGTGCGGAAGGTGGTGGAGAAGCCCGCCAGCGGCCGGCGGATGCCGCCGGCATCGGCCACCAGGGAGGCGTTCACAGCCTGGGTGATTGCCCCATCGCGCACCACCAGGCGGTAGATGGTCTCGGCCGCCAGGTCGGCGGAGGGGTTGATCGTCACCACGCCGCCCGCCAGGGTCACCATCGCCGGCACGCGCACGCCGCTGGAAGCCACCTCGAGGCGGAAACCGCTGCCATCGGCCGCGCCAAGCGCCAGCTGGGTGAGCGGTGCGGTGCCATCGCTGGTGTAGGTCACGGTGAGGTTGTTGCCCACCGCCACCGCCGTGGCGTTGTCGGCCGGCACCACCGCATAGCGGCGGCTGCCGCTGTTCGGCGCCGTGCTCAGGATCACGCTCTGCACCGCACCGGTGGCCAGCGGCGCGCTGCCGGCGTTGAAACGGCCGAACACCGCCCGGCCGCGGCTCATGCCGTCGAAGGTCACGTTGATCAGATCCTCGGCGGCCTGGGGCTCCTTGTAGTTGCGCAGCGCTGCGTTGAAGCAGGCGTAGTCGTACACGTAGTCGCCGGTGTTGCCGCCGCTGCGGCCCAACTCCTTGAACATCTCCACGAACACCTCGGAGTCGGTGTCGTAGCGGGCCTTCTCCACAATCGCGAACTCTTCGGAGTAGTCGCCGCGGAACTCGGGGCAGCCACCAGCGGCGCCCTGCACGATCAGCTTGGAGAAGAAGGTGTCAAACGAGGCGCTCACCTTGCTGCCGGTTGTCACCGCATCGCTCCAGCCGCCATCACCGATCAGGCGAAACTCCCGATCGTTGTTGTCAACATTGAACGACACCTGCTTGACGGTCTGCAGCTCCCGGGCCCAATCGCCGGGATCGAGGGTGGGCCGGGTGATGAAGCCACTCTCATCGCGGGTGGCGAAATACCGGCAGGGGGCGCGCAGGGGGGTCATCAGCAGCACACTGCGGTGCGCCTTGATGAAGCTCTGCCCGATCGCGGTGTCAGTCATGGTGGGGTCCTTGAGGAGGTCGAAGGAAGGGAGAGAGGCGGCCGCTGTGCAGCCCGTGGCTGTCAGCCGGAGGCTGCCAGTGAGGCGATGTAGACGGGATCGGGCAGCTCCACAATGAGCCGCTCGTAGCTGTCATCAGTTTGGGGCTGGTGACGTTGCTGGGCGGTGGGCCAGGCCCTGAAGGCCAGCAGCCGCACCGCCTCGAGGTTGCTGCTGGTGTCGAACTGGGTGAAGGTCACCGTCCAGGTGCGCATCGTGGCCATGGTGCGTGTGGGAGCACCCAGGAGCTCGCGCTCTGGGGCCTCCACCAGCACCGCCTCGATGCCGGTGGCGGTGTAGCTGGGCCGCACCTGCCCCTTGCCCACCGTCCAGAAGGCCTGGATCGGCGGGCCGCTGGGCCGCTGGTATTGGCCCAGCAGGTGGCCGAACAGCATGCGCAGCTCATCGGCCACCTGGCGCACGCTGGCGCCCAGCTCCACCTGGCAGCGTGCCTGGGTCATGCGGCACCTCCAGCAGGCGGCAAGGCCGATGGCCCCGCAGGAGCGGCGCCACCCCGGCGGTTGCCGCCCAATCCCCGGCGCTTGGCCGACAGGGTGAAGTGCAACTGGAAGGCACGCTGCAGCTTCACCCGCTCGCGCTGCAGCTCCCGCGTCCAGGGCCGGGCCGGCCTGGTGCGGGGCTGCCCCTCGCTGTCATTGGCCTTGTAGACGGCGCCGTCGTGTACCGCAGGGGCATAGGGGGCAGTCCAGCGGAACTTCGTCTCCATCACCCCAGGTCGGGGGTTGATGGCCATCTCCTGCGACTTGCGCAGGTCGCCGGTGTCCACGATGTCCCGAGGGCTCTCCCCACGCGGCCAGTCCCATTTCGGCTCGGTGATGTGCCGGGTGAGCTCCGAATCCACGTACGCGGAGAAGCGCCCCCAGGCCTCACCCACCACCTCGCGCAGCAGCTGCTGATCCATCGGCTGGTCAGCCATTGCCGCGGCCTCCTGTAACCCTGAAGGTGCCGTTGATCTGCTGGCGCAGCAGCGGCATGGCCCCCACCGGCGCCCCCAGGTCTTCCTGCAGCTCAAAGCGGCCGCGGCGGCCGTTGATCACCGCGGCGGCCTTGCTGCCGCTCACGATCCGTGGATCAAGAGTGGCAGGGCTCAGCAGCCGGCCAGTGCAAGGGAAGGTGCTCTCATCGACGCCCACCTGCTTCTCCCAGCGGCCGCGGTTGAGCCGCAGCGCCGCCAGGTAGTGGATCGTCTCGGTGGCCGCCACCTGGTTGCCGGTCTCCGGATCCACCGTGAGGGCGGCGCCGGCCACCTCAAACGCCAGGGTGGCAGTGGCGAGGTTGCCGTAGGCAGTGGCGGGCTGGGGAGTGCTCATCAGATCAGACCATGAAGCCGCAGGTGAGCGGTAGACAGGCCTGCAGCTCGGCAAACTGCTGGCCGTAGTGGCTGGCCTGCAGTCCGTTGCCGGCCGATGGCGGCGCCTGGCCCACCTGGGCGCCCACCTCCCGCACCCGGCAGGCGATCAGATGGGCAGCAAACAGGCCCACCCCATCACCGTGCAGATCGCCCCACACCGCTTCGCTGCAGCGCCGGCCGGCGGTGGCCAGCGCCGCCTCCAGCTGGGCGTGCGTGTGCACCTCCAGCTCAGGGAAGCGGTCGAGCAGCTCGGAGAGGGTGGGGATCGCCATGGTCAGGGCCGGCCGTCGGCGATCTCCTTGATCCGGGCGGCGAGCTTGTCGCGCACCGCCTGCCGGTCTTCCTTGCGCAGCCACTGCTCCAGCTGCTCGGTGTTGCGGCAGCCGTAGATCAGCCGGATCGCCACCACATTGGGCACGGCGGCCAGCGACACCTCGCCGTCGGCGTTGGTGGCGCCATCGGTGAGCTCGATCTCCTGGATCAGGCCGCGGCCCATCAGCTCCTGGGTGTCGGGGCGGGCCTTGGCCTGCTCCCACAGCTCGCGGGGCACCGGGGCGTTGAGGCCCGGGGTGATCCGCAGGGTGGTGGGATTGGCCACAGGCCCGAAGGCCCAGGCGACCGCGCCGCCGCGGCAGGACTGCAGGCAGGCCTCGTTCAGCTCGGGGGTGAAGATCACCGCCAGCTCGCCGGAAACCGGCTGGCCGGAAACCGGCTGGTCCTCGGCGGGGTCGGCCTGGGCCTTGCTGATCGGCTTGGTGGGGGTAGAGGTCATGGAGAACCAATGGGGAACAGGGGTGTGGGGCGGGGCTGATCAGCAGGGATCAGCCGCCGTCCTGGATGTAGAGGAACGCCAGGGGGAAATCGGGGATGAAGCCGCCGATCTTGCTCATCGACGGCACCACGAACTTGAGATTGCGCGGCTGGGGCGGCAGGAAGGTGAGGGGCAGGGGGATGTGGAACTTGCCCTTGGTGGGATCCTTCTTGTAGAAGAGCATCCGCCGGGCGCTCAGGTTGCCGCCGCTGTTGGCTGGGTCGAGCTCGTTGATCGGCTCCACCGATTTGATGCCGGGGTTCATCTTCAGGAACAGCTCCAGCACCGTGGTGTTGTCGGTGGTGGACCGGCAGGTGGTTGAGACGATCCGGTGATCCGACTCAGCCATCAGCACGGAGTCGGGCTGCTCGATCTGCTTGCTGTTGGCACGCATCTGGGTGACGCCGAAGTTCAGCAGATCCAGCATCTGCTGGGGGGTGGTGTTGGCGTCGTTGAACCAGGCGTCGCTGTTGTTGCCCGTCACCACCACACGATCGATGGCAGGGTGGTTGAGCATGCCCCGCAGGCCGGTGCCGGCACGGCCGAACAAGCAAGTGAGGTTGTTGCGGCGCTCGTAGGCGTCGCGCACAGCATCGGCCCTCTCGGTGGTGAGGTTGACGCCGGCCATCTTCGCGGCCAGCAGCTCGCCCTGGGTGTAGTCGAACGAGCCGCCGAACTCGCGGATCTCGTTGACGATCTCACCCACCTTCACGCCGGAACGGGGCAAATCGTCGGCCGCATCGGCAATCAGATCAAAGGCGCCGGTGCGATCCCACAGCGTGCGCTTGATCGAGGTGGCGCCGGGATTCACCTCGAAGGAAACGGGGCAGATCCGGGGGTAGACGATCTCGGCATAGGGTTTGCGCAGCACACCGGGGATGATGTGCTGCAGCTGGTCGGCCAGGAACGCCCCACTCTGGTAGGCGTCGTCCATTCGGTGGCTCATTGTTCGGGCTCCAGGAGGGGGCAGGGGAAAGAAGGGGTGGTGGTGGGGAGGATCAGGTGTCGGCGGTGAAGGTCAGCGCTGCAGGGGAGTTGACCCGCAGCACCAGCAGGCCACCGGCAGCGGCGCCGCGCTCGATCTCCCAGGCGCCGGCGGCCAGGTTGAGGCTGTTGCCGGCCGAGGCCGTCTTGCCCCACTTGCCGGAATTGGGGCCGGACTTGAAGTAGCGCAGGGCCTCGCCGGGGGCGACGGCCTCGAAGACCTCGATGTAGATCGCGCCCTCCTTGAGGATGTTCACCGCATAACCGGGATGAATGCCCCCCTGGTAGGGAGTGGCGGCATCACGGTGGCTGAGCTCCTGGACATCGGTGAGCACCGAGATCCCGAGGATCGCGCCGGCGGCGGAGGCCACCTGGGCGGAGTTGGGCAGCACGCCGGAGCCGTTGCGCACCAGCGGCACCCCGAAGGGCAGCGTGCCAGTGGTTTCGTTGCTGCCGCTGATGATCCGGCTGCCGCTGATGTCGGCCAGCTCGCCGATGCGGCCAATGGCCATCTGCATCGGGTAGTCGCGGCCCACACCCACCTGGGGGGACATGCTGCCGGCGTTGTTGGTGAAGGTCTGGGCCATGGGAGGAATGCAGAGGGGCGAGGGGATGGATAGGGGCGATCAGCTGGCGGGGGCCTGCCAGGCGTTGGCCAGCGCTTGCTGGTGCTCCGCCGCGGCCGCCGCGATGCCATCGGCGCCGTCGGTGCGGGGGGCGGTGGTGATGCCCTGCAGCTGGCGGGCCAGCAGCTGGGCGGCATCGGCCTGGTAGGGCACTTTGTCGGCGGCCTCGTAGGCGGCATCGAACCTGGCGGCGATGTACTCGTCGCTGCGGTTCTCGATGCCATCGATCCGCACCTCGGCGGCCTCCAGGGCCAGCTCCTGCACCTCGCGGTTGCTGAGGCCGTCGTGCCGCTCGCGCTTGCCGCCCATGATCAGGCTGGCCTTCTCCAGCACGTCAACCCGCTCGGCCACCAGCTGCTCAATCAGGGCCGGATCGGGCGCAGGGGCGGAATCCGCCCGCTCGGCCACCAGGGCCTCCAGCTCGCTCAGCTGCTCAGAGAGGCTATCGAAGCGCAGCTCAGCCGCGGCCAGATCATCGACGGTGGCCTTGTAGACCTCCCAGGGCACGCTGCGGCCTGGGGTGGCGGAATCGCCACGGGCCTTCTTGCCCTTGGTCATGCCGTAGCCGTCTTCCTTCTCCTGGTCGTCGTCGCCGGCCATGTTGTCGTCGCCTTCCATGTCTTCGGGATCCATCTCGTCGTTGTCCTTGGCCTTGGCGTCGGCTTTGCCGGCGGGCTTCATGTCGGCACGGTCGGTGGTTTGAGCGGGGGCGGGCATGGGGGTGGCCTCAGGAAGGGAAGGGAGGAGATCGGCGGAGACGGCGACAATCGGCGGGTCGTCGGCATCGGCGGAGTCGAAGTGCAGGCACACTTCGGATCCCGCGCGGGCCTTGCGGGTGACGGCGAGATGGTTGCCGCTGATGTTCCGCTGCACGCCGTCGTATCGGGTGCCATCAGGGGCTGTGCCGGGGGTGGGGTCGTACTCGCAGCGGTAGCCCACGGAGAGCTCCACCGCATCGCGGCGCTTGACGGCCTCGATTGCCTCGCGATCCGTCAAGGTGACGGTGCCATGCACAAACCCGTCGGTGAACTCCACCTGGGTGCCGCTGTGGCCCCGGGTGTGTTGCCGCACAGTGTCGGGCGTGAGCAGCTGGGGCGGATGCTCCAGCGTCACCGGCAGGCCGCCCATCGACAGGAGGGAATCCGGGCGGGACACCTCCTCCGGGGGCCGATATTCGACCCGCTTTGACCCATCCGGGTTGGTGTAGGTCTGGCAGCCGCTGCGGGAGAACGTCCCACGCACGCGCACGTAGCCCTCTGGGGTTTCCAGAAAGCTGGCGGGCAGGGTGGAGCGATCGAAGCGGAATTGCACCGGCAGATAGCAGGAGCTGCCAGCAAGATGGGGCCGCCGGATCTACCGTGCGCCTGTTGATGCCATAAACGCACCGTGCCTACTCTCCTGCCAGACGCAATGGTGCGGCGCCTGTTGGGTGCACGGTTGGGCGTGATTATGGAGCAGCGGGGCGTGAGCCAGCAGCAGCTGGCGCAGCACCTGGAGGTGCACCGCAGCGCCGTGAGCCGCTGGTGCTCCGGCGAGCGGGATCCCAACCCCGGGCAGCTGCGCTCGATCTGCCTGCTGCTGGCGATCGACCCGTCCCTGCTGCTGGGGCTCTGATCAGCCCTTGGCCTGGGGCTGGCCCTGGCGGGCGCTGGCCACCGGAGGCGCCTGCTGGAGGCGCAGCATCACTTCGGTCTCCACGGCCACGTTGTCCCAGTCGATGGGCTCGGCATCGGCCCGGGGGGCCTGGGGGACGGTGCTGCGGTGCTGCGGGGTGCTCATCGGGCCAGGGGGATGGGGTGGTTAGCAGGTCCGTGCACCGTCAGCAGCCGGTAGATCAGGGCGCCGCCGGCCGCCAGCTGCATGAGCCGCTTGAGCCGCTCCTTGGCGATCGCCGATCCGGGCCTGATGCGACACTCCTTCTGCAGGCTGATACAGGTGCTGCCGCAGCCGTAGCCCGTTGCGCACTTCCGCTTGAGGGCGTCGATTCGGGCATCCAGGATGTCGGCAGCGGCATCGCGGCGCTCGCTGCTGCCGAGAGTCAGGAGAGCAAAGAGCAGGCCTTCCAGATCGATCTCATCGCCTGCATCGTGGCGATCGCCGCGGGCACCTTCGATGCGGCTGAGCTTGCCGTTGCGAACCACAGCAATCCCAGTGCCACCGATGAAGGTGAATCCTGCCCTCTTGTAGAGCGATTGGCGTTTGTCCCCATAGCCATCGTCCTGATGGGCCTTGCAGATCACGATCTGGCCCTCCTCCAGATTCGATATCACAGCCTTCACCTGCTTTGAGACCTCCTTGGCAAACCGTTGGGCCACGTCCTTTGGCAGGGCAATCCGATCCGCACCCATGAAGGCCTCGCCACCACCGACGCCGGTCAGCCAGGCCAACTCCAGAGCATTGTTGACCTGCCTGTTGTTCAGAGCGATGCCCTGCTCTCCCAGCTTTCTGGCTATGGGTTTGGCGTTGGCCTCATCCATTGCGACCTGGAATGAGAGCTTGTCAACCAGACGGGGCTCCTTTCCGGGTCGTGCCGACAGGCGGAGAGGTTTCTCAAGCTGCACCTCGTATCGGGATTCGTGCCAGACGATGCCCTTGCCACCGGCGCCTGGAACCTCCTCCTTTTCCACTTGCTTCACGCCCCATTTCTGGGGTCCGCGGCTGAGGATCTCCTCTTCGCGCGCCTTCTCTTTGGCCTGCCTATCGCTTTCTTCTTGTTTGCGAGCGGCCGCCAGCTGTTGAATGCGGGCAGCGGAGGCCATCACATCTCCCTCTGATGCCTTCTCACCACGGCCCAGCAACCGCCGTCCCAGCCGTCTGAAACCTTGTCCAACGCCGCGCGCGACGCCGGCCCGGATTCCCTGGCGGCAGTCGCCGCTGGTGCCGTAATGGCTGCCATCGGGTCGCCTGCAGCGCTGATCCATGCGAGCACGCAGCACTGTCAGACGATCGATCGCATCATCGAATCGGTCATCAGCCGCATCACGTCGACGTTTGCTGCCGCCAAGGCGCCGCCGCGGCCGGCCACCACCCAGGGTTGGATCCGCGCCGCCCTGGGCGCCAAACTGCTCCTCCGCCTGGATGCGCAGATCGATGGATTGGCGCTGCAGGTCCTCCAGCCGCTGGTCCTGAGCCTTCATGTCCTCGAGGATGCTCTTCATGGCGCCGGCGACGCTGCCGGAGGCCCCGGCACGTTGGCGCATGGCAGCGGAGTTGGCGGCAGCTTCGGGTGAGGCAGCCTGCTGTTGCATCTTCTGCATGAACTCCACCTTGAACTGCTCGCGCGCCTGGTCTTTGCTCATGCCCCGGTAGCGGGTGCGGCGATCAATCGACCAGCCGGCCTCGAAGAGGTTCTCGGCGATCTTGCCCATCTGGCGGGCGTCGGCGGCTTTCAGCTGCTCGGTGGTCGCGCGTAGCACGTCGCTGATCTTCGGTGCCTGCTGCGGCCCGGCGGCAGCAGCAGGCTGCTGGAACAGCGGCATGGTCTGGTCGTATTCGGTGACGCCGAACAGCGAGCTCTGGCTCTGTTTGGTGGTGGCGAGGGCGTTGGCCAGTCGGTTGCGCTCCACCGTGCGCTCCTCCTTGCGCCAGGCCTGGGCGCCCTCCTGATCCCCGGCGGCCTTGGCGGCCTGCTGCTGCTGCCTGGCAAAGGCGGCCTGCTGGCTGCTGGTGGTCACGTCCTGGGCGTTGAGGCCGGGCTGTGCCGGCTTGCGGGCAGGGCCTGGGGCCTGGCGGCCTGGGTTGGTGAGCATCGGCCGGCGCACACCCCGCAGCTCTGCTGCCCGCTGGGCCCGGCTGGCGGTGATGCCCTGGGCCATCTCGCCGGCCTCGCTGGCCTTCATGGTGCCGATGCCCCGCTGGTTGGAGCTGCCTCCGGCCGCCAGCTCCATAAGGCGCTTGAGCCGCTCCTTGCCGATCGCACTGCCCGGGGTGGTGCGGCACTCCTTCTGCAGGCTGATGCACGTTGCCCCGCATCCGTAGCCCGTTGCGCACTTCCGCTTGAGGGCGTCGATCCGCTGCTGCAGGCTGTCGGCCCGTGGCCGCTTGCGCAGGCCCAGTGTCACCAGCTCCTGCTCCACCGCGGCAAACACATCCCGCTCCAGCTCCTGCCGCACCTTCGCCTCGGATTCGCCGGCCTCCACCCGATCGGCAGCACGGTTGAGGGCGGAGCTGATCGGCCCGCTGGAGCTCTTCAGACGCTCGAAGACCGACAGGGCCTCGCTGGCCTCGCCGGCCACCCTGGCGCTCTGCTCCTGGTTGATCACGTTGCCAGCCTTCTCGGCAAGGGTGGAGGCGGCCCTGGCCTTAGAGACGGTGCCGAACAGGCGCTTCTCCCTGCTGATCTTGGCCTTCAGGCCAGCGGCCAGCTTGGCCCGGGTGAACAGGTTGTCCGTGGCCTCCTGGCTCATTCCGAAGAGGTCCATCGTGGTCTGGGTGCGTTGCTCACTGGCAGCGGCATGCTCCACTAGCTCGAGCAGGGTCTGATCGGCGATGCCCTTGCGGGCCTTAACCATCTTGAACACCTCCCGCTGCTTCGCCTCATCGAGGCCGCTGCCGCCGATGATCGCGCCGCGATTCACGCTCAGATCACCGCGCACTACTGCGCTGAACACTTCGTCGGGTAGCTTGCTGAGCTTGAGGCCCTTCTCCGCCTGGCCGCTGCGCAAGGGAAGGCCCCTGGCCTCCACGTCCGCCTGGGATCTGATGCCGGTGTCGCGGAAGAACTTGGCAGCATCCATCGGGGTGCCGGCGCCTTGGGCGATGTTTTGCATGGCGCCGATCGCCCTGGCCTCAGTGGCAGTCTTTGCGTTGAGAAACCGCACGGTCACCTCTTCGGCACCAAGGCGGTTGGCCAGGTTCAAACGGTTGTGGCCGTTCACCACGTAGACCTTGCCGTCGGCGGGATCCTTCCAGACGCTCATTACGCCGGCGAGGTTGGGGTCCCACTTGCGCACGCCCGAAAGGCTGCCCACATCGCCGGTGCCAGCGGTCGCGTTGATCTTGTACTGAAACCTGGATGGATCGAAAGCGATCTCATCGGGCTTCATGTTGCGGACGGTGCCGGGCTCCGTTGAAGCGCTGGCGGCCTCGGGCAGCTTGCCGGTGCGCAGGTACTCGGCGATCTCGGGCCGGGCCAGCAGCTTCTCCACCCGCTTGGTGGTGCGCTCCTTCTGCCGTTCTCCCGCAGCCACATCCCGAGCGGCCGACACCTGCGAAGCAGTGGCCTCGGCGGCCTTGTCGCCCCCGGCCGCCAGCTGCTGCAGTCGCCGCAGGCGGGCCTTGCCCATGGCGCTGGAGGGGCTGATCCGGCATTCCTTCTGCAGGGAGATGCAGGCCGCGCCGCAGCTGTAGCCGGTGGAGCATTTGCGTTTCTGCCCCGCAGTGGCCCCGCTGCCCTGGCGAAAGTCCATCCGGGCGGCCGGAGCGCGGAGCTCGAGGAACGAATCGGAGCGCAGCTCCCAGCCCCTCTGCTGCACCCCCTCCCAAGCGGGCCGGTAGCCCACGCCATCACCATCCACCCGGAAGCGGTAGACAAGCCCATCGGCTGCCATCCGCCCGGCATGGCCGACGCCATCCTGCCGCCAGTCGAGCAGCTGCGCGCCGGGCAGCACCTCCGCCAGCAGGGCCTGCAGCACCGGCGACACCGGATCGGCCGCGTCATGGCGGCGCGTGGGACGGCAACGGGGCTTGGGACCGGGACAAAGCGCCAGCTGGGCTTCGATGGCGGTGAGCCGATCCTGCAGGGCCTGGTAACGGCTCATCGATCAGGAACCTCTCGGAAAAGAGGGCTCAGGCCAGCAGCTTTGGCCTGGCGGCGCAGCGTGGTCCGGATCTCCTTTGCTGCTACGGCCACAGCATCCGTGGCCGCATCCTTGGAGGCTTTCTGCACGGCTGAAACCGGCACCATGCCGGCGGCCTGCGCTGCCTCTTCCAACTTCTGGCCGGCCAACCCAACAACGCTGCGCGCAGCGCCCTGCCCCAGACCAACCGCCGCCTGCAGGCGGGCCTCGGCACCGTTGAGCAGCTCTCGAATCCTCATCTCGGTTTGATCGAGAGCAGCGTCAACCGCCGCCTCCAGCTCAATGTCGATCTTTTCGGCCAGTTTCGTGGCAAGCCGATCAATCAACCGATCCACCACCAGATTCAACAGGGGCGACAGCCAGCTCATCACGCTGCCCCCAGCAGGGTTTTCACTCGGTCGAGGCGGGCCTGCAGGCCATCAACACAGCTGTCGCCACGGTCGCTCTGGCCCGTGCCCTTGGGCCGGTAAGTGACCATGCCGCTTTTGGTGAACTTGAACACGAAGCGTTGCTGGTTCGACACGAACTCTCCCTGGGGCTCGCCGCCCTGGTCGGAGATCGACAGGATTCGCACCGGCCTGATTTGCTCGCTCAGCAGCTCGGTGGCCAGCTGCACCATCTCGGCTCGTCGGTCCACAGGGTCATTGCGCTCTGAGGCCAGTATGGGCCTGTGCTATTTCTTCACCGCTGCGGCTGGTGATGCCGTAGCCAGAGCCTGATCTCAGGCCGTTGCCTACGGTTTTGAGTCCAGAGAATGCTGGCCACTCGGCGGAGGCTGGCAGTCTCCTTGGCATGGGACAGGTAACTCATGGTGGTCTCGACCCTGCAGCCGCCCTTGGCGCGGCGCTTGAGGCGTTTCAGTGCACGTTTGCGGATCAGCTTGTAGGCGGCCCAGTGCCGGTAACCAACCCAGTCGATTCCGTCGTCCACCCAGCCGACGCCGCTCTTGCTGTTGAGCTGCAGGCCCAGCCTGGCCACCTTGCTGCGGATCGCCGCCAGGGCGGCATGGGCATCGGCAGCTGTCTCGAACAGCGCCACCATGTCGTCGCAGTAGCGCAGGTAGGTGCTGAGCTTGAGGTCGCGGCGGGCAAAATGATCGAGGGGGTTGAGAGCCATGTTCGCCATGATCTGGCTGGTGCTTGCCCCGATTGGGATGCCCCGGCCGGTGCCGTTGATGGTGATGAATCGCCAGAGGAGCTCCAGCGTGGGCGGGCACTTGATGTGCCGCTGCAGCTCGGCATACAGGCTGTCGTGGTTGATCGAATAGAAGAACTTGCTAAGGTCCAGGCTCAGGTAGTAACGCCAGCGACGGTTCTTGAGATAGCGCTGCAACTGGCGAGAGCAGGCATGGGTTCCGCGACCGATCAGGCAGCTGTAGGTGTGGGCGATCATGCGCTGCTGCAGCGGGACGCGCAGGGCGTTGCAGACGGCGTGCTGCACGATCCGGTCCTCCAGGTACGGGGCCTGGATGAGGCGCGGCTTTGGATCCTTGACCCAGAACTCGTAGTGCTCCCGCGGCCGATAGCTTCCGTCCTGCAGGCGGGCCTCAAGGCGCGAGAGGTTGACGGCCAGGTTGCTCTCGTAGCGAAGCACCACCGCCTTGTGTCCCTTGCCGCTGCGCACCTCGCGCCAGGCGTCACGCAGAGCGTCGTAGTCGGCGATCTGTGGCCAGAGATTGCCGATCTTGTGGGGCATGGCGAGACGGTCGCTGACGCTACTGGAATCGCCCGTCCCGGCTATTGAGAGCCCGAAGGCTCAAGGACGAACTCCCTCCCTTCAACACGGCACGGCCGGTCCCCGTGAGGACCGACGCAGGGCGTGATTGTGTCGAAGTCGGACGGCCCGCGCGCCATAGTTGTTGTTCGTGTTCGATGGCGTGTTGTTGAAGTTGCGGTAGAACACCCCGCTGTTCGCGGTGTTGTTCCAGTTGCCACCGGAGTTCGGCAAACATTTCAGGAGTCCGCCCTGAGTTCTGAGCGTAGCCAGCCGCCGAGGAGTTTGCCCACCTCGTCCAGCTTCTCGCATGCGATCCGGTGGCGGCGCGGTTCGATGTGCTGGGCTTCAACGGCGAGGTTGAGCAGCTGGCGCAGGAACTCATGCTGCACGTTGAACCGTGTGAGATCGGTTTTTTTGTGCTGCTTCTTGTTGGCGGCAATGGCCAGCTCAAGGCAGAGGTAGCCAATCTCTCGCATCTTGGCGCTGAGCACATATTTCTCGTACCTGGGCATGTTCCTGGTGAGGACATCCAGGTAGAGGCAGAGGTCTTTACACCGGCGTTCGATGAGCCAGTAGCGCTCTTTGCGCCGATCGAGGCCCATGACGGCCTCCGCAGCTGGTGTGGCCCCGTGGGAGGCACCAAGATCATCAGGCAGGAGAGGGCCGGCTGCCGCCGGCCCAGCATGGCCGCTCATGCGGCCAGAAGGCGGACGGCCCGCGCGCCACAGACGTTGTCCGCGAACGATGGCGGGCCGCCGAAGTAGCGGGAGAACACCCCGCTGCTCGCGGGGTCGCGCCAGCTGCCACCGGAGTCCGGCACACAATCGGCAGTCAACGATCGATAGAAACCGTCACCCCCGAAGATGTTCAGACCGGACGTGGTGTTGTTGGTGCCGAGTTCTCTTGGAATACCACATTCCGCCATTGCCTTGCGGGTGGCATTGGCACCCCAGGTGCTGGTTGGGTGGAACGTGCCACCGCTGTGGGCCTGCAGGTAGGTCCAAGCATTGACGTTTGTGTGCCAGATGCCATCATCCGCCGCAGCCACCGATTGAGCGGCCAGTGAGATGACATCAACTGCATTGCGGATGTCGTTGTTGCTGCTGATGGAGCCCCAGGCCACGGAGGCCGGGAGCAACCGGTATCCAGCAGCGCTCATGCCGGTGATGACCGACGTGAGGCCAGGCGTGATCGTGACCTGGTTGCCGTTGACGTCCACAATCCCAGAGAGCTGGCCGTTGTGGGTGGTGTGCTCCACAGCCGGCACCCCACTGATCCGCGCAGCACCGGTAAAGGCCCGGCCCGTTGTGCCGGCCCAGCCGGAGGCGTGACCGGTGAGATCGGTACGGCTGAATTGCAGGGAGCTTTTGTTTACGTCCGCCCCTGTGTTGTTGTTCCCCTTGGGGGCATAGGGGCTCACATCCATCCAGGCTGCCCGAGAGGTGGAGCCGGTGATCGGGTTGCCAGAACCATCGAGTAGTGCCTGGGCATGAGCCAGCGACAAGTAACCGATCTGGGTGTAAAGCCAGATCGGGCAGGGGTGAAAGTCCGCACCACGGGTGCGGCACAGGGCCCAGGCGCCGCCGAGGTTGTTGGCGGGAGTGGTGGCCGCCGAGTTCAGCGCAGTGCTGTTGCAGAGGCTGAATGGGCTGTGGGCAGTGCCGCTTTGCGCGATGGCTGATACGGGCCATTGAAGAGGCCTGCTGGCAAAGATCCCGCCGGTCAGGGGGGTGCCGCCTGGTCCGTTGGTGTGGTTCGGGGCGCCCGAGCCATCGGGCAGGCAGTTGCTGCCCTGGTACTTGTCGATGAAGATTCCAACCACGCCAGCGCCGCCATCGGTGAACGGCCGGGCCAGCACCATGTTGCCGGTCTTGCCGGCGCTGATCACCACTTTCGTGCCGAAGTCCGGCGCATTGGTGTTCCCAGGAGCCTGGATGTCGATGAAGTGCGCGGGAATGAAGCACTGAATCGATGCGGACGGCAGGTGAATGTAGTTGCCGTAGTTCGAGCTGAAACGATCCTCCGTGCCAGGCAGGGGCGCCATGTCGGCCGGCAAAAGCTCCGTCGGGCAGCAGCCCACCCCAAAGCCCTGCAAGCCGGCCAGGCCAATCGTGTACTTGAACTCGTCGGCGTAGCCGTACCACTCGTTCTGGATATTGAAGAGGCCACTGGGGCCAACGATTCGCTCCTTGACCCGGAGCAGAGGAGTGATGGTGCTGGTCATGGGTCAGGCCTCGGGGTTGATAAAGGGTGCAGGGAACCACGTGAGCTGGGCAGGCAGCTCATCACGATCAATCGCTTCCAGTGGCTGGTTCTCAGCCCACTGATCGATGTGCTCGCCATCGCCATAGGCTCCGTAGAAGTCGAAACCGAGGCGGTTTATGGCATCGGGGTCGTTGTGCCGCTCCAGCGGGACCAATGCCACTGTCTTGTCGGGTGAGGAGGCTTCCTGCTGCGGCCATGCGACCGGAGCGTCTGGTGCGGAGCGAAAGAATCGAATGTCCATGGTTACATAAAGCTGTTGGAATTGGCGTGGAACGGATAGTAGTCCTGCTCGCTGATGCCAACCGGAATGCCGGCTGTGACAGCAGGGCCGGCGCCGAAGTTGACGGCACCAGGCACCCCAACCGTGATACCGGAGGAGCGCATGCCCAACTCCCGCAGGTAAAGGTCGAACAGCACAGCAACTTTCTGCTCTAGATCAACAACACGTCGCACGATTGGATCTATAACTGACCGCAACTGGTAATCAGTAAGCGGGGGATCGGCAATACCAAATCCAATTTGACCGGGAGTGCCAATTATTTCCGATCCAACTGGCACTATCCCAAAACGGTCTAGTGGTGCAAACTGCAGATTGCCGGCACCATCTACACGCAGACCCCAAGCTGGCCTAGTGTCTGCTGCTTGGGTATTAGGATAAAAATGATGGCTGAGTTTAACCCTGCCTGTGCCAGTGGGCTGAATGAGAATGTTGCCATCAGGGTCTTTGACATAGCCCTCTGTAGCACCAGAGGCAAACTCCTGTGCGATCCGGCGTACTCTTTCGATCTGCGGCAGGTCCAACGCTGGATCTGTGATCCCAAAGCCGACGCTCCCTGGCACGCCGATCGTGCGGCTGCCAACTGGAACCTCGCCCCAGCGGTAGATCACTGCTGCTTCGAGCGAGAACCACTCCGTGTCGTAGTCGGTTGCGCTGACCTTACGAATCATCTGCCCGATTGAGCCTCCGGTCGGCAAACCGGGGCCCGCTGGGCCCTCTTCTCCAGGCTCCCCCTCCGCGCCAGCTTCGCCCGGGTCACCCTTAGGGCCCTGCAGCGGGCCTGCATTCACCCAGGCGGTGCCGTTGTAGATCCACAGATCGCCAGTGGCGAGCACCAGGAAGCCAAACCCCTGCGTGCTGGGAATCGGCAGGTCGGCCACTGTCGCCACGGTGCCCTGGTAGCTGAAACCGGGGCCGGGGTTGCCCTGGATGCCCTGGTCGCCCTGATCACCTTTGGGGCCCTGCAGCGGGCCTG